GTGAGTTCGCCACAGCCGAGACTTGGAAGTAGGTGTTTTCTGCTGTACAATGGGCTCTGACCTTTCCCAACCTACGTCGACATCGCTTTCGCTACCCGTTGCTTCGTTCCTAGTGCATACGGTTTTTATGTACAATGTGCAGTTTTTCGACAGCCAACAATCAGTCTACGTCAATCAAACGCTCTACTACCGAACGCCGCTTAACGTGTTACGTGTGCTCCTATACGGATGCTTTTTCCACAGCGGTATTTCTAGTCTGGCCCGCCAACCTTATGTGTTGGATTGTTTTGCCTTGATGCTATGTTCTAGCAATGCCTGTCGTAGTTTGTCTGATCCGCCAACTCTAACATTAATAATACCGTTGTAATAATCATCTCTCTCTAATACACGGCGGTCAAACTGTTCTCGTGCCTCTATGTAGGACATTTCTCCACGGCCTTTGCATAGGTATAATATTTCTCTTGTGAAGTTTTCTGGGCCTAGTGCTTCAACGTCAGCGTTGAGTCTATCAGATGAACCCCAATAGTCCTTCCAATCGCTTTCTTTGTAGCCTCTGCGTTTATTTTTTTTGCCTTTGAGAGGTGGTTTTGTAGTTTTAAATTTTGCTAGTTTTTTGCCTACGTACTTTTGCCCAGTGGTAAGATTAGTTATGAGATAAACAAATCCTTCATACTCGTCTGGTATTGTATCAATTTGTTTTCCTTCATAAGTCCATTGCATGAACTTACTTACCGAAGCCTATGTTAAATATTATCTTTTTTGATTTTCCTAGTTTTATTATGCGTCTCGTGTATTTCTTCCATACGTGTCTTTGCTAATTCTCTAATTTCTCTAAGACATTTTCTTACATATCTATGAGTCCGCACAGAATTACGAGCTTCAAATTTTTCGTTTGCCTTAAAATATTCTAAATAAGCCTTTACTAGTTTGTCTTGAGTGTCTTCCATTATTCTACAATATCTACATCGTTTGCATATGATGTAAATCCATTTTCTTTTATTACCTTTAACACATGATTAACTCTTCCTACTAATTCATCTTTATGACTAATTAAAAAGATGTTTTTACTGCGTTCTCTAGTCATTTTTTTCAAAATTGCTAGTGAGTTTTCAACTCCAGCAGTGTCCATACCCGAATCAATTAATTCATCAATGAATAACAAGTTAATATTTTGATATAGGCTCTCCCAAACATCACGGAATGCAAAACTCATACCCAATATCAGTCTGTTTCTTTCACCTCGTGATAGATTATCAAAGTCTAAGTCTTGTCCTAGTTGCGTAATTTCAACATTTAGGTCGTTTTGAAAAACAACTTGATGAGGAAGTCCGAGTCGATCAAGATAATATGTTAGTCTATTGTTCAAATATGCAAGGTTCTGATCTATAATCTTTTTGCGTATAAACGAATCTTTGTTTGTTAGTAGTTTAAGTAAGAATTCTTGATGTTCTTTAAAATTAGTCAGAGTGTTTACTGTGTCCCAATTTATTTCTTGTATTGCAGATGTGTTTAATTCATCGATTTGATCTTGATACGGATCAATTTCTTGTTGTTTATTTGATAGTGCTTGTTTTAAACTGTCAACATTATTTCTATGTTCATATGCTTCTTTAATAGATTCATAAAAAGTATTAGGTCGACCGTTAAGATCGCCTATATCTTCTAATGATTTTATTGCTTCTTCTAATTTTTCGGCTACTTCAGACTGATAAGCAATAGCATCGTTTAATTCTTTTGTTTTTATTAACTCGATTTCTTGTTTTTTATCGTCATGTAGTGCTTGTCCACAAGTATAACAAGTTGCATCTTCTAAATCTCCGATGTCTTTTTCTGCTTTTTCTACACTCTTAGATGCACGTAACATTGCGCTCTCTAATGTGCTTTTTTCTTTATTAAGAGCCGTAATTGCTGCGTTTAACTCTGTCCAATTTTGAAGTTTTTCGTGTGCATCTAGTTCTACTTCAATATCTAATTTTTCTAATTCATCTATTGATTTTTCTAGTTTGCTAGTATCTGCATCTTTTTTTGATAACCATGCACGTTGTCTACTTACAAGACTTTCTATACTTGCTTCGATTTTACTGTTAGCTGTTTTAATAGCTTCTATCTTAAGAGTTTCTTCGGTAATTGCATCTTTTGTAGTACGTATTTGGTCTTTTAGTGCGTCTGCTTTTTCAGTTAATAGTGTTATGCCCAACAATTGTTCAATAATTGCACGTTGATCATTAGCCCGCATACTTAAAAACGGCTCTGAGTATGTGTTTAGTGCAACAATATGTTTAAACATATCATGACTCATACCTAATAAGTCGTCAATTGTTTGTTGTGTCTTACGACTATCGCCTTGTGATTCGTCTGTTAGGTCTTGCTCGTGTTCGTTTATATAAAACTTGAGTACATTAGGCGATCTACCTCGTTCAATGCGGTAGTTGATGTTATCTTTTTCAAAATGTAGTGTAACTAACATACCTTTAGAATTAGTCTTGTTAATAAGATTGTTTCTTTTGATGTTAGTTAGTGCTTGACCGTACAATGCATAACTTAAAGCATTGATAATCGTAGTTTTGCCAGTACCGTTGCGTGATCCACTGTCATCGCCGCCTTGATCTAAGTTCTCACCAAGCACAAGAGTAAGTTGCTCATTGTTGAAGTCAACAGCTTGGGTTTGATTACCTACACTCATAAAATTTTTGACGGTTAAATCCTTTAGTTTAATCATATTAGTGTTCTAATCCATTGTAAATGTCTAATAGCATCTTTTTATCAAAGTTTTCAGTGTCAAGTTCGGAAATTTCACTAGCAACAATTTGATCTACACTTTCAAATTGGCCAATGTCTAAATCCGTTGTAATTTCTTCTATTTGTTTTTGAGGAATTAATGTAATTTCTCTACACTTATATTGATCTATAAATGTTTCTTTAATAAAACTTGCCTCTTCATAACTAATAGGCAAGTCTAATGTTACACGAAGGTACATGTTTGGTTTAATTAATGTGTCTTTTTCGTCAATCAACTGTGATAGTTTGACTGTACGGTATTTTGGACAGTCCGGCCAGTTGATATATTCTGGTTCCGCATTGTTCTCACGGTCTAATATCATCATACCACGGTCGTCATCCCAAGCATCTGCATAGTTGTGTGGGAAAGCATTACCAATATAGTGGATCTTGCCTTGCTTTTGACGCTTGTGGAAGTGTCCTGAGAACACATACTCTTGATTCTTGAAGTGTTCGCTCTTTAGTTCACCATGATCTGGCATTTGTACCATAGCATTCATATAGAAACTAGGCAATTCAAAGTGTCCAAACATATATTTGGCTTGTAACTTCTCTATACGTTTCCATTCATCGCCAACAAGCCAAGGAACTAGTGCAACATCATCTTCTTGCAAGATTTCGTCTACAAATGTTACGCCGGGAATATGTTTTCCAAATATAGTTGAACTTACTTCACGTTTGTCTTTATAATACAAGTCATGATTGCCTACAAACATGTAAAACTTGTCAAAGGCTGCACCAAGTTTTTCTAAACTACGAATAGTAGCATCCATTGTAGTAAGATTTAGTGAATTACGGTTGTGATGCCAGTCTCCACAAAAAATAGCTGTTTCACAACTATGATCTTTTGCAATTTCAATAAACCAATCTACAAATTTTTCGCAATCGTCGTTGTGTACACGACTATTGCCTTTTAAACCGAAATGTATATCCGTAAAAACGGCAGCTTTTTTAAACAAGTGATATCTCCATGTATACTGTGTCTAAGTATATAGGTTTTTTAAACACTTGTCAACCATTATTTTGTAAATGGCGACTGAGACGCCTCTTCATTTCGTTTAACACTTGCTTCCCATTCACCTTCATGTTGTCTAGTATAGCTAGGATTCAATCCGTTTTGTTCTAATATATCGTCTCTAATGTTTTGATTACGCTTTTCAATATTAATTACACGCACAAAACTATTTGTAACTGCTGCTGTATAGTAAGCAAACGGATTATTTGACTTAGATTCGTCAAATTGTAGTCCTATTTGTGAAAGTTGTAGAATAGCTTGACCTTTCATTTCGTCATTATAAGTATAACCCCGAACATTTCCGCGAGTAGCATAACGATCTACCAATTTTAACCACATGAGTGCAAGTTTGTCTGTTGCTTTTCCGTGTTTATTATTAAAATATCCGTTTTCCATGCCGCCTTGCCAATGTGACTTACCTACACATACTAGTTCACCGTCTTCGGTAAACTTAAAATGTTGAAAAGGTGGAAAATTTAATTTTACTTTTGTGTCAGCAACAGTTTTAGGATTTTTTTTCCGTCCAGGTTCGTCTGGAATGTGGTCGAACGTCATGATTCGAAAAATTAATTCTTCTTTTGAAATTGATCTGTAATCAATTTCACAATCGGCCTGTTTGCATTTTTCTCCTGCTAAACGTCTACGTTCATAATCTTCGGTACTCAAGCGTTTTGCTTTATTTCTTTTTGCTTCTGCGATTGTTCTAATGTTTATTCTATCTACGCTGTCTAAAATTATATCATAGTCAGCGTACTCTTTGTCAACATAACTATTAAAAGTATTTTTTGATCTATGTATTTCTTTAAGTATGTCTTTGTTGTTAAGATAATTTTTTCTCCTCATAACTACTCCAGTTGTAATGTATTTATTATAATATACGTAGATAATTTTGTCAACTAAATACTTATGGAGATATATCGTTATGTCAATTTTAAGTTCATTTAGTAACCTTGCTGGTAATATTATAGGATCAAACATCGTACAAACATCTCAAAATGTTTCGCGAGTAACATCTAGTCTTAACACAGCAATAACTTCTTTTAGAAATATATCGCAAGGTAGAGGTAATACTGTCAATAATGTAGCAAACGCACTTGGAGCAGTTGATACTCTAATAAACGGTCGAAGCGGAACACTATCACAAGTTGGATCTGCAATAAGGATGGCAGGCAATGCACTTCAAGGAGTGTCTTACGGAGCATCACCGGAAGGCAAAAACTTTATAAGAGCTATAATTAGAGATGATTATAACACAGTTGACGCAGTTGACTGGCGAGTAAAAATACAAGCACCTAGTGAACTTATACAAGGAGAAGTATTAAGACCAATAAGTAATACAGATAATTGTATGATTTTTCCTTTCACACCTACAGTTATTATCGGTTCTAGTGCAAATTATTCACCAGTGCATCCTACTCATACAAACCATCCATTTTATGCGTATGAAAATAGTCAAATTGACAATCTTACCCTTACAGGAGAATTTTTTAGTGAAAACGACGATGATGCAAGATATTGGGTAGCGTGTTTACATTTTTTACGTACAGTAACAAAAATGTATTATGGCAAAAGTAATAATTTAGGAAATCCTCCACCTGTTTGTAGACTTAATGGGTACGGAAAACATGTTTTTAATAATGTTCCTATACTTGTAACTAACTTTACTACAGACATGCCTGCAGATGTAGATTATATTGAGTGCGATATAGGCGGAGAAGTAACTTATGTTCCTACTCAAAGTATAATTACGGTAACTGTTGTACCTAACTATGCTAGAACAGCCCATAGTAGATTTAGCTTAGAAGCTTTTGCAAGGGGTGATTTTATACCAACTGACGAAGGATTCATCTAATGGCAGATTTGACAAATAATAATATTCAAAAAATAAAAAATAAAGGTCCTTACGGAAAAACACCTATCAATAGTGCAGGTTTTTTAGATATAATGAGAGCAAGACCTGTGCCTGTTGCTGGAGATGATATTTTTTATGAAATAGTACCTGCATATACGTATAGACCTGACTTATTAGCTTACGATTTGTATTCTAGTAGAGAATTATGGTGGATTTTTGCGCAAAGAAATCCTGATGTACTTAAAGATCCAGTTTTTGATTTTATAGCAGGCACAAAAATATATCTACCGCAACGTAAACATTTAAAAAGCATACTAGGAGCATAAATGCCGGCAATCTGGAAGAATACTGGTGGAGCACTTGCAACCGCAGCAACAGTTACAACAGCAGTCAACGCAATTACAGGTAGAACTGTAAATGCTGCCGCAGGTATAAATGAAGTAGGCAGTATTGCAGCTGGCTTTAGTAATTCTAACGATCTTATTACCAAAACTGCCGATGATATATTCAACATGGCACAAGGTGCCATAAATGCACAAGCTACTGGAACAGGCGTTTCTAATGTTTTAGCAGGATTTCAAGCCGGAGGTTTTAATTTTTTACAAGAATCAGGTGCACTTAAACTAGATAATATCTTATCTTCGGTAGCAGAAAATCCCTTAGGTGATTTAACGCAGACAGTTACTGGAAACTTAAATTTAAGCATTTTTGACGGTATCGGTTCAAGTGAATTAAGTTCTATAAGCAACGCTATCGCAGGTACGTTAGGAAACTTTAACTCACCTGCTGATTTTATAGGTGAATTTAGTTTTGACACTCTTAATAATATTATAGGTGGATTTAATGATATATCTAGCTTTACTAATCAAATCATAAACGTGGTACCAAAAGAATTTGATTCTATATTAGGTGCTGTCGAAGGCACTTTTGGTCGATTGCGTGAACTTGCAGAAGAAATAGAAGATAGGAGCGGTATAGGACTATTTTCTGATGTGATAGGAAACACAGGTAATGTAACAGGATCGGGTGTCAAACCTAATTTTATATCTAATCCTCTTAAAGAATTTAACTCATTCAACTATGTGATTACATTAGGAATATTGTCTACTACAGAACTTAATAATCCGCTACTTTTGCGAGAAGATGGATTCCAAAAAATTATTGCACGAACAGGCGGCGGAAAATATGAAAAAAGACATCGTATTCCTATCGAAAATGAAATAGGCGGTGACGCAGAATATTTTATAGAATCTTTAACAACAAAAGGAATTATTCAACCTAATCAAAAAACAGGAGTTACTCTTGGTACAGACATGAGATTTACTGTATTAGAACCTTACAGTATGGGTAATTTTATACAATCTCTAGTCACCGCAGCAGAAGATCTAGGTTACCAAAATTATAACAGTGCTCCATTTGGTATAAAAATAGAATTTGTAGGTTGGAATGAAAACGGAACAGAAAGTATTACAACAGTCCAAGCGCCTGCATATATACCTATACAAATTATAAATGTAAATTTTGCTGTAAATGGTTCAGGATCAGAATACGAAGTTAAAGCTGTTCCGTTTAGTGAAATTGCTTTGAGCGACGAAGCAGCAGAAGTTAAATCAGATATTAATACTGTAGGTACAACTGTTGCTGATGTGTTATCAGGTGTTGATCGATCTGTTGCAGCAACCATGAATCAAAGAACAGCTACCCTTGAAGAGTCAGGAGCTCAGCCTAACGGAGACAGAGTTATAATTGCTTTTCCAAAAGATCCTGCGGCTATTATGAAAATTGTGGCAGGGCAAATGACAGTTCCTGATGTTACAAAAACAGCAGCAGAACAACTACAAATAGAAAGAGGATTATCTGAATTACCAGAAGGCGATCCTAGGAAAGAAGAATCTCTATCAAATGTAGTTGTACCGTCAAAAAATACAATAAGTTCTAATTTGGAAAACTTTTCTCGAGATATAACTTTTATGAATCAAATTGGACTTAGTTTATTAGTAGAAGATGATAATCAAGGCGGAACCGCAGCAGCAGCAGATCCTAGTGCATCTTACAACGATGAAGGCGTTGCTGACACTACAACAACTGAATTATCCGTTTCAGAAAAGGCAAGAGAAAAATCATTTGCCGCAGGAGAAAGAATAGATGCAATAATTGAAAAAGTATTAGTTGATAGTATATATGCAGCAGAAAATGCAGAAAAAGTTAATGATACTGGTATTAGACAACTTTATAGAATTAATACTCATGTGTTTCTCGACAACGATCCAGAAGCTGAAAGACGATTTGGAAGAAACCCAAGAATATATGTTTATAGTGTGGTTCCTTTTTATGCAGATGATGCCGCATTTCAAGCCCCGTCGGGTACTGCGCCAAACCGTGCTGCATTACGTGCCGCAGCAAAAAAAGAATTTAATTACATTTACACAGGCAAAAACGATGATGTTTTAAATTTTGACATACAATTTAATAATGCATTTTTACAAGAAGCATATTCTAATTTTGGTATGAACCAAGGTTCAAGAGCATCAGGAACTTCAGACAAGAAAACTGCGCAAAACACTGGAGATCAAAAAGGTGCCACTGTACCAGAAACTAATCAACAATCTGACACAGGAGGTGTTGGAACAGGAAGCATTAGTGAAACTAACAAATTCCCAATAACTGGAGATAGTAGAACAACCGATGTACGCAAAAGAATAGCAGAAACATTTCACCAAAGATTTTTGAATAGTAATGTTGATATGCTAACTGCTGATATAGAAATTATGGGAGATCCTTATTTTCTTCCTACCCAAACAGGAAACTATATAGGAGATAGGGGAGACGGTCCATCAATCACGCAAGAAGGTTATATGACGTATATCGAAAATCAAGTATATATAATAGTTAACTTTAGAACTCCTGTGGATTATTCTATAACTGGTGATAATGTTGTTTTTTCAAAACTTGTACCTGAGTTTAGTGGCATATATCAAGTAATAAGTGTTGAAAGTTCTTTTGCTGGAGGTAAATTTACACAAAACATGTCTTTAGTAAGAAGTAGAGGACAAGAGAATGAAGAAGGAACATCGCAAGGATTTGTAAGTATAGACGACAGCGTAAGTGTCAACAAAGGTGTAGCAGATGATACAATTGACGGCGAAGTAGGGGGCACCGGCCCAGGCACAGTTACAGATGATCCTTGCGAATCGCCCATAAAGAAAATATTAACAGATATAGGAGATGCAGCAGATAATGTGCTATCTAATGTCTTTCCTGAAGTTAACACAGTGCTTACAAATGTACCCACATTAAGCATAGCAGGTGTTACATGGAAACCGCCACAAAACGCATTTTCTACTTTTCCTGGACTAAGGAAAGACATCGAAAATGCAGCTAAAGATATCGAAAAGGCAGTTAGTGATGCACAATCTGCTGTTGATGCAATAACAGGTCGAGGAATAGGTTAATGGCAGTAACAATTTCGGATCAAGACAGAGCATTAATTAGATTAATAGCAGACGGCGAAGCTGTGCGTAGCAATCCTTATTGCAGTGTATGGCCTGGACATGTAGAGCCTGAACTTGTAAATATGACATTGTCGCAAGTTGAAGCATACCAAACACAGCGTTTAAATGCAGGAAGAAGATCTAGTGCTGTAGGAAAGTATCAATTTATTAAAAGCACCCTAAAAGAGTGTGTTGGTTATTTAGGATGCGATCCTCTTAGGACAACTTTTTCACAAGACGTTCAAGATGCAATGATAATTAAACGTCTTGAACGATTCAGAAGATATAATGAATGGAAAACAGGAAGTATTAATACAGGACAATTTATGGTATTTTTAGCAGCAGAGTTTGCTAGTATGCCTGTTCCTTATGATGTTCCAGCAGGAAGTGTATACAAAAATTCTCCTAGAAGAAATTTAAGAAAAGGACAGAGTTTTTATGCAGGCGATGGATTGAATAAAGCAAACCATGATCCAGACCACTTATATCAAGCACTTGAAGATATAAAGGCCGGAGGCCGCGGAGAAATACAAGAAGTAGATGTAAGCACGTCAGGCGCTAATAGAGCTTTGCCTGCTAGCGGAGTAAGTGAAAGAGCCCAAGTAGAAAGAGCATCTGCAGGGTCGGGCGTAGGTGCTTATCGTGGTACTAGGGCAGGTGCCGCTCCTTTACCTGCTACAACACTGCCAACTGTAGCAAATCCTTATGTTTACTATCAAATAGATCCGTTGGACGATAGATATGACTTTCGTTCTGGAGAGAAAATAAAAGATATATTAATTCATGGCATAAGTGCAGCAGCAGCTTCTCCTGTAGAAATAACATCTGTAGGCGAAGCAAATACTACAACAAATGCAGGAGTTATTGCACCGGTGCCTCCCGAGCAAAACCCAGACGCAGCCGATCCAAGAGGCCAAGAACAATTGCCAGATTTAGTGCCTAAAGAAATTCCAAACCCCTTGCCTGTAGATGCTTTGCCTAATATTGATGATATTGCTCCTGAGCTTCCATACCCAGACGATATTATAAATGATGCGTTAGGCAGTGTTAGATCATTATTTCCTGACGATCTTGCAGGGTGTGTAAATAAAGCAGTTACTGATGTTACAAATAGTTTAAGCGATACTGTAACAGATGTTACAAATGCTGTCACGGATGTCGCTAAAAGTTGGATTAATACATAATGCCTAGAAATGAACCACCTAGAAAAGGAACAACTTATACAAGGTCAACACGAGAACTGCCACCTATTAAAGCAGGTGTTCCTTACGAAGCTGTTGTAGTAAACAATTTAGATGTGAATAGTATGGGCACCTTAGAAGTAGAGCTTTTAAATTATACTTCTGCGGGAAATTTGCCAGAAAAAAGTGGACAACTTGAAACAGTAAAATACCTTAGTCCATTTTATGGCGTTACACCGGGTAACGGTTTAACACAAAACGATGGTTATGAATACACCCAAAAAAGTTATGGATTTTGGGCTGTACCACCAGATGTTGGCACTAAAGTATTAGTTATTTTTGCTGAAGGTAATAAGAACTTTGGTTATTGGATCGGATGTATCCAAGATGATTACATGAACTTTATGTTGCCAGACGGTCGTGCAGCTACTTCTCTAACTACTGATAATACACCTGAACACCTCAAAGGAGGAAAACTGCCCGTTGGTGAATATAATAAGGTAGTAGAAACTGGCGAAAAAGTTGATCCTACTTTATTTGATAAACCTTATAATAAAGATTTTACCCAAATATTAGAAGTACAAGGTTTACTCTCAGACGAAGCCAGAGGCACTACAACATCAAGTGCTAGACGTGATTTTCCTAGTATGGTTTTTGGATGGAGCACCCCTGGACCTAGAGATAAAAGAACTAACTCACCAAAATTTGAAGTTGGCCCTGATGGCAAAAAAGTACAACTTCCGTACAATAGACTAGGCGGTTCTAGTATAGTTATGGATGACGGCGATGAACGTTTTGTAAGAGAAACTCATGCAGAAGATGGTCCTCCTAGATATGTTAACAAAGGAGCTAATTTTCCAGGTGGCGACGAAACAATACTTCAAAATGAATTATTTAGGATAAGAACCCGCACCGGTCATCAAATACTTCTCCATAATTCAGAAGACTTAATTTATATTTCTAATAGTAGAGGAACTGCGTGGATAGAATTAACAAGCGACGGCAAAATTGATATACATGCACAAGATAGTATCAGTGTGATGAGCAACCAAGATATTAACTTTACAGCAGAACGAGATTTTAATATTGATGCAGGTAGAAATATTAATATGAGAGCGCAAGCACGATACAGTGACGGACAAAAAACAATGGACGGTCTTGAGTGCGGAAGGGTCCAAATAGAAAGTAAGTATGATACTAATATATTAGTAGGTGACGGATACAAGAGAAATGTCTTAGGTACAAGCAACGTAAAAATAGATCAAGAAAGTTATATAACAGTAGCAGGAAACCAAGATACTACTGCTGGTAATATTTTTGATACATCAAAGGGGACTTTTAACCAAAAGTCTGCTCATAGTTTTTACAGAGAAAGTGCAAGTAATATTAATGATTTAGCAGCTGGAATTTATAATAACAAAGCTGATGGTATAAATTTACATTCTTTATCTGACACAAAAATACTAAGTGTGGCAAACTTTGACACAATTACACAAGGCAGCCAATTAACAACAGTTACAGGTGCATTTGATATTCAGTCTGATTCACAACATTTTGAAGCAGCAAATGGTATTAATATGCTAGGCGGAACCGCAATTGCAGGAGATGCAACTAAAATTTCTTGGAATACACAAAAAGCTGTCGCAGGAACAGCAGCATCAACTGCACTTAGCGCAACTGCTGCAACTGCTGCAAAACCTGCAGAACCGATTATTCCCTTACCGCAAGTTGTTTTACCTTATGTATTTACTGGAGCACAAGACACGGTGCCGTACGAAAGTATACTCACAAGAGCTCCACAGCACGAGCCTTGGCCGCATCATGAAAATCTTAATCCGCAAGGATTTAAACCTGATCAAACTGATAGAGAATCAACTGGACAATTAGCACCAGCGGATAGAATACTTACACCAGATACATTCACAAAGTCTAAGTCTAATATTCAACAAAGTTCTCAAGTTTTAGGTTCTTCTGGCAATGACAATTATGGGACACACGGTGATGGACAAATTGTGTTAGGTGAAGTTGAAATACCAGAAAACGTTCCTGGAGCAAGCCAAATTAGATCAATAGAAAACTTTGAACTTGATTTAGAAAGAGGAGATCGTACTGGTTGCAACAGATTCTTTAAGGGAGACGGCCCATTAGGCACTATCACTACTAAAAAGAGAGGCATATCAACACAAATTGCAGAGGTTTGGGTACCTAATTTCCAGGGCTTTATTGATGCTTTGGAAGATAGCGGATATGAAATTAAAACGTTGCTTGGTTATTGCAAACGTAACATAGGAAATTCTAGCAGATGGAGTACACACGCCTCGGGTGCTGCAATAGATATAAACCCACCAAATCCTGTTAAAAATACATTCCCTAACGGATGGTATCAAAGCCGTCCTGTAAATGCACCAATGACAGACATGCCTGAAAACACAGGAGAATTAGCAAAATCGTTTGGACTAGGATGGGGCGGTGCCTGGACAAATTCTGATGATGCTATGCATTTTAGCACTGCTGCTAATGAGGGCGGAAATTATAGATTTGTTCCTGGTATAATACCACAGGGTCCTAGTACTGATCAACAGATTACAGACGAAGGCGATCCTAGAGGCAGAGATTACTATCAGGCACCTGCAAAAGAAATTACAGAAGAAAGTGAAGCAGAATCACCAACACCTGCAGATAATACTAATAATCCAGGACCACAAAATGCTGACGGAACCTCTAATGTGCAATAGGTAAATACAATATGAGCGAACTTGAGCAAAATATTTACAAAAGAATACAAGTACCTAGTACAAATATTCAGCCAAAGCCATCTAGGTCTTATAGAGGATTCTATTCAGGAAATCCTACAAAAGGGTTTAAACTGTATGATCATGATTTAATCAAACAAGACTTAATAAATCATTTTCATATAAGACAAGGAGAAAAATTAGGAGATCCTGGGTTTGGATGCATAATTTGGGATATCTTGTTTGAGCCATTTACTCCTGCATTACAACAAGCAATTATTGAGAATGTTACTTTTATAATAAATTATGATCCTAGAGTACAGGCGGAGAATGTTATTGTAGATACCTACGACAATGGTATACAAATTACTGCAACAGTAACATTTTTAGATTATGCAATAAGCGAAGAAATGCGTTTTACATTCGATCAATCAGTTGGTTTAAGTCTAAGAAATTAAACACGCACATAATTAAATCATATAAATACTTTGTAAAAAGGAATGTGCTATGTCTTCAAGTGATAGACAGACTAGGCTTTTAGTAGCCGAAGACTGGAAAAGAATATATCAAAGTTTTAGGAACGCAGAATTTCAAAGTTATGATTTTGATAATCTTCGCAGAGCGATGATTAATTATCTGCGTCAAAATTATCCAGAAGATTTTAATGATTACATTGAATCTTCAGAGTATCTTGCTCTAATAGATATGATTTCTTTCCTTGGGCAAAATTTAAGTTTTAGAATTGATTTAAACGCAAGAGAAAATTTTCTAGAAACTGCAGAAAGAAGAGAAAGTGTGTTACGTTTAGCACGTATGCTTTCATATAATCCAAAGCGTAATCAAGCTGCAAACGGACTCATGAAAATTACAACAGTAAAAACTACTGAGACTTTATTTGATAGCTCTGGCGTAAATTTATCTAATAATGTAATTAAATGGAACGACACTTCTAATAATAACTATTTCGAACAATTTACAAAAATTTTAAATGCTGCATTACCAGTGAATAATTCCATAGGTAATCCTTTAAAAAATGCAAACATTGAAGGAATACAGACACAGAAATATAGATTCAATGCAACAAATACTGACACAGCAATTTTTCCGTTTACAAAAAATATTGAAGGTAATAGTGTTAGATTTGAAATAGTAAGTGCAGATATTTCGAATACAACTATAAAAGAAGAAGCTCCGTTGCCTGGAACATCTCCTGCATTTTTATTTAGAGATGACGGCCAAGGTGCAGGAAGCAGCAATACTGGTTTTTTTATGCATGTAAGACAAGGTGCACTACAGACAGGTAATTTTAATGTTACAAATCCTGTTCCTAATCAAGTAGTATCGATTGATGCAACCAATATTAATAATACAGATGTATGGTTATATAATGTAGATAGTAACGGATTTGAAACAACTTCTTGGACACAACTTTCTTCTACTGAAGGTAATAACATAATATATAATAGTCTCTTTAACCAAATAAGAAATATATTTTCTGTAGAAAGCAGAATTGGCGATAGAATAAATTTAGTTTTTAGTGACGGCGTATTTGGAAATTTGCCAAGCGGTAATTTTAAAATATATTATAGAACAAGTATCAATAAAGCAATAGCAATCACTCCTGGTGCAATTGGTAATATTAATATATCAATTCCATATCAAAGTAAATCGGGTAGTCAAGAAACTCTTACTGTAGGACTTAGACTTCCATACAGTATAACTAACGGAACAGGCTCCGAAACAAATGCAGAAATAAAAACTAATGCTCCAGCAACTTATTATACACAAAATAGACTTATAACTGCTGAAGATTATAATATAGGACCTTTATCTGTAAGTCAAGAAATTATCAAAACAAAAAGTGTGAATAGAATTTCAAGCGGCATAAGCAGATATCTAGACATAAAAGACCCAAGCGGAAAATACAGTACTACAAAATTGTTTGCAGACGATGGGGTTATTTATAAAGAATTATATGAAACAAAACAAGATTTTACTTTTTCTAGTCAAAGTGACATAGAAGGCGTTATAGTTAATACATTACAAAATGTAATTAGATCTGCAGGAGTACGAAACTATTATGTAAGTGAATTTTCGGATATATTAGTTTCAGATTTAGGAGCCTCGTGGAACAGCTATCAATCTACAACTAATTCTAATTTAGGCACATTAGAAGATATTGACGGAAATAAATTTAAGGTTGGGTCTTTTACTGCTAACAATTTAAAAACTATCAAAAGAGGAACTATATTAAAATTTATTCCGCCAGAAGGTTTTCATTATATGCCAGACGGAAGCTTAATGGCAGGAGAAGCAGATCACCCTGGTAGTTTTTCTTATAAATGGACTCAAGTTTCAACTGTTGTAGACGACGGCACATCTATAAATGAAGAAACTAATGTTGGTGGAATTACACTCACTGATTCTATCCCCTCTGGATCTATATTGACAGAGATAGTACCTGTGTTTAGTACATTTTTCTCAAATGATTTAAAAACACAAATTATTGATCAAGCATTTGCTTATAAAGATTTTGCGTTAAGATATGATAGAAATGAATTTGTATGGAAATTAATTCTAGCTGAAAATATCAATACCATTAGTGATTTTTCACTAGGTAAAGCTGGTGATGTTACAGGGCAAAATTTAGATACAAGTTGGCTTTTGTATTTTAAAACGGATGGCGAAAAATATACAGTCACTACAAGAAATTTAAGATATATTTTTGAAAGTGAAGACGAAGTAAGATTTTTCTTTGATAGTGCTGATAAAATTTATGATCCTAAGACGGGCAAAATTATTCGAGATACAATTAAGGTATTAAATATTAATACAAAACCAGGAACTAATATTCCGTTTACACAGAATTTTGATTGGAATGTAAGTGATGCATATAGAGATAAAGAAGGTTATGTTGATACAAGAAAAATTCAAGTTGAGTTTTTTGATTTAGACAACGATGGCGTAATAGATAATCCAGACCTATTCAATGAAATTGTAGAACCTAATACTAATTCTCAATCTAAATTAATATTTTTAAAACGATATGTAACTACAGATGGCGTAGAAGAGTATAGATATTTTGACAATTCTAATAATACTATACAAGTAAAAACAAATGAAAAGGCAATAGGAGCATATAGTCAATATGACAATCCTATGCAAATATTTTACCTCTTTGAAGAAAAGATATTTAAACAATTAAATGCTACTTTGAATAATTTGAGTGTAATAACAGATTACAAAGCACATACAGGTAGAAATAATTTAAAATTTAGTTACACACACGTTGCAGATAGTAATTATAGGATTGATCCTGCTGTAAGTAATATTATTGATACATATTTGTTAACCAAAAATTATGATACAAATATTAGACAATATTTAAATGGTAGTTTAAAAACTTTACCATTGCCACAAAGTAATGATGAATTATTTAGAAACTACGGAAGTGATATTGCAAAAATAAAATCTATTACAGACGAAGTAATATATCATCCTGTGAAATATAAAATATTGTTTGGTGAAAAAGCAAAAGAAGACTTACAAGTGATATTCAAAATAGTTAGAAATAAAGATGTAGTTGTAAATGACAACGAACTAAAAGCAGAAGTAATAAACAGTATAGATAGATTTTTTGCAATTGAAAATTGGGATTTTGGCGAGACATTCTACTTCCAAGAACTTGCTGCTTACATAATAAATCAACTTACACCTAAATTAGTAAGTATAGTAATAGTTCCTAGACAAGGAAGTCAAAGTTTTGGTAGTTTGTTTGAAATAAGATCAGAACCTGATGAAATTTTTATCAGCGGAGCAAATGTAGCAGATGTAGAAATCATTCAAGAACACACTGCAATACAATTACAATCATCAGGAAATGTGCTAACAAGTTCTAATACTTCATCTATTGCACAAATTACTAGTTCCACAGCTACAAATACAAATAATGTATCAACAAGCGCAAGTAGTTCAAGCAGCAGCTCAAGCAGCGGCTCAAGCAGCGGCGGAGGTTATAATTACTAATGGCATATAACAATAATCAAAATGAGAGTGCCCTTCCTACACCTAACAATAACAATAAAAAATCTATAGATTTTTTGCCAAAGTTTTTTAGGACAGAAGCAAACAGAAAATTTCTTCAGGGAACATTAGATCAATTAATTGCAAACGGAACCGCAGAAAAAGTTGACGGATATGTTGGTAGAAAATATACAAAGGGTTTTAGTCTGTCTGATAACTATATACCTGAAATTAATAAACAAAGGGAGGACTATCAATTAGAACCTTCTGTTGTTTTAAAAGATAATTTAGAAAACATAGACTTTGTAAAAGATTACAAAGATTACATAAACATATTAAAATATTTCGGATCAGATGTTTCTAACCATGATAAACTTAACACAGTAAATTCATATAGTTGGAATCCGCATATTGATTTTGACAAATTTACAAATTTTAGAGAATACTATTGGCTTCCAAACGGTCCCCTTAGTGTTCCTGTAAGTGGCCAAGCGAGAGAAATTACTAGTACATATTCTATTACACTTGAAGATCAAGGCGATAATGTTGCATATGTATTCAACGATGGGTTTACAAGAAATCCAACACTAAAACTTTATAGAGGACAAACTTATCGTTTTGACATAGACACACCTAATCATCCTATTGCATTCTCTATAAGTAGAACATTTATTCCTGGACTTGCATTACTTGTAGCAGGAAGAGAAGGAATTAGATCTGATGGATTATTTGATGCAGAATTATATGGTAATGAATACGATATAGGTGATTTTGTAGTTACTCCTGATGCTGGAAGTGTTAGCTTTGAAGCAGACGAAAATGTATCTACACTATATAATGACGGTATAAGAAAATTTAACGAAGATGGCGATGATATTGCCGTCGTATATATAGAAAAAGGTACAATAGAATTTACTATACCAACAAATGCCCCTGATAGGCTTTTTTATATTAGTCAAAATGATATCAACACAAGCGGACAAATAAGAGTTTATGATGTAGAAGAAAATACTTTTTTAAATATAGACAATGATATTTTAGGTAAAAAATACTATACTAGTTCAAACGGTATAGAATTTACTAATGGATTAAAAGTAGAATTTTCAGGAACAGTTATACCAGAAAAATACAGTACAGGTAGATGGTATGTAGAAGGTGTAGGCTCGTCAATAAAACTAATTTCTGAATCTGATCTTACTATTCCTTCGGCATACACTGATAATATTCAAACACCTTTTGACTCTCAAGAATTTGATACGACTCCATTTTCTACAGCAAATAATTTTCCATTACAAAAAGATTATTTACTAATCAACAGAGCCGCTCAAGATAAAAACCCGTGGTCAAGGAATAACAGATGGTTTCATAAGCAAGTTGTTCTCAAAAGTTTTGAATATAACGGCTTGCCCGAAAACTTAGATGATAATTTTAGAGCAAAGCGTCCTATAATAGAATTTGAAGCAGGATTAAAATTATTTAATTATGGAACTTTTGCAAAAACAGATGTAGATCTTGTAGATGATTTTACTACTGATGTTTTTAGCACTATTCAAGGACAAATCGGATACATTATTGATTCAGTAGAAATTGCCGAAGGCATGAGAATTTTGTTTACTGCAGATAACGATGTGTTAGTAAGCGGAAAAATATTTGAAGTCAATTTTACGACTATAGGACAAGATAGAATTATAAACCTTAAGGAAGTTGTAGATTCAAATCCACTTGACCTAGAAACTGTATTTGTTAAAAATGGAAACAAATATGCAGGGAAAACACTACATTATCACAAATCAAGTTGGATACTAGCACAAGACAAAGTATCATTAAATCAAGCGCCATTGTTTGATTTGTGTTGTCCACAGGGAACAGAATATAGTGATGCTTCTATATTTGAAAGTTCTAATTTTTCTGGTACTAAAATATTTTCTTATAAAGTAGGCGAAGGAACAGCAGATACTGAATTAGGATTTCCATTAACATATAGGAATATTAATAATACCGGTGACATATTATTTGAATTTAATTTATTGACTGATAATTTTTCTTATCAAGAAAATGACGACTTGATATCTGTAAATGTTTCTACTGCCAATCTTAGAAAATATAAAAACAGAGATACGTTTGAGTATGTAAATGGATGGAATTCTAACCCTTCTAGATTCAAACAATATATTATTAAAGATATTGTTGTTGACTCTGGTAATACAAATAATTTCAAAATAGACGTGTACGATAAGCCACACCTTTTAGAAGATTTAAAAGTACATGTGTATGTTAATAATAGTTTGCAATTTAAAAATACAAATTATGTTATAACTAAAAATCAAAATTCGGTCTCTATAAACTTTGTAGAAAATTTAACAGTTGGTGATATATTAAAAATAAAAACACATAGTCAAGCGTCAAAAAATCAAAACGGGTATTACGAACTTCCTATTTCTTTAGAGAGAAATCCGTTAAATGAAGATGTAACAGACTTTACTTTAGGAGAGGTATATGATCATGTTGACAGCATGATTGAAGATATACAAAATTTTGAAGGAGTCTATCCAGGTAATAGCAACCTTAGAGATGCAGGTAAAATAAATCATTTTGGAAAAAGATTTGTTAAGCACGAAGCCGGGTTAGTAAATGCAATTTATCATTTAACAAATAAGAAATATAATATATTCAAAGCTGTAGAATATTCTAGTAAAGAATTTGTAAAATTTAAAAAAATATTTATTGATACTGCTAATTCTTTAGGATATGATGGAACTACTAATAAGCATGTTGATAGAATATTAAAAGAAATTAACAAAGATAAATCTAAGTCTCAGCCATTTTATTTTAGCGACATGTTAGGTTATGGCGCAGGCAATCGTATAGAATATAATGTAATAGATAAAGAAATTAATCTTTTTCCACTTACGCAAAGTTTTAAATTATCAGATTTAACATCTAAGTCATTACTTGTATACATCAACGGAACATTATTAGTACACGAAAGAGATTACAATTTTAATACAGATGGTTTTGTTGAAATCACTGCTAGCAAAGAAAATGGCGATACTATAGAAATATATGAATTTGATAGTACCGACGGATCTTTTATTGCACCAACGCCTTCAAAATTAGGACTTTATCCTACTTGGCATCCTGAAATTATTTTAGACGATACCGGAAGTCAGAGTGCAAGCACTTTAATTTCAGGCCCGTTCAAAATATATGGCGAAGTTGAGACGGGAGAAAAACAAAATCTTCATGGATGGTTTTATCCTTTATATACTTCTAAAAATTCTGCGCAGCAGAGAGATATTACTAACGGCGGTTCTGGCAATGTAAAAAGTATTTGGTTTAAAGGATTAGCAAAGCAATTTTTCATGCCTGAAACAAATAGTACACTTGCAGGCAATGACGACTCTAATATTGAATTATATCCAAATGGTATACCTTTTGTCAGAGGTCACGACGGAAGTCAGATTGCGTGTTATAAAGATTTTAGAGACGGTTTATTACTAGATTTAGAGAAACGTATTTTTAATAACATAAAAATAGACTATAACGATAATGAATTTGATTTGTATAATTTTGTCGGTGGTGCTTTTAGAGGATTTAAAAATAACCTAGAATCGATCAATAATATCTTACTTACTGATTTTATAGCATGGCAATCAACATTAAAAGGTGACTATTCCGAAAATAATTTTTACGATAGAAATAATGGGTTGACATTTAATTATAGGAATTCGAACGGACCTAATGGATCTAAAATACCTGGATTTTGGAGAGGTATTTATAGACAGGCATTTGATACAGATAAACCACATTCACATCCGTGGGAAATGTTAGGTTTTCAAAATAAACCTACATGGTGGAATATGGTCTATGGACCAGCACCATATACAAGTAATAATTTATTATTATGGGAAGATCTTGAAAAAGGTAAAATTTCAGACCCTAATAATACTAGAATTGATAAAAGATTTGCACGTCCTGGGCTAACAACATTCATCCCAGTTGATAAAACTGGAAATTTACTTCCACCAGTTGCGATTAATTATATTGAAGGATTTATTCAAAGGTCTGCAGATGCATCATTTGAATTTGGTGATTACTCGCCAATAGAAAATGCATGGCGCAAGAGTTCAGAATATCCATTTTCTATATTGAAAACTATGCTGCTGTTAAATCCTGCTGAGACTATAGGCAAAGGTTTTGATTTATCTAGGTCTACAAAAAATTTAGCAGGTCAATATGTTTATAAAGATACTGGAAAAAATATACAAAACAAAGATATTATTTTTCCTAACACATATGCTGATAATCAAAGAAATATTACTTATGGTTTAGTCAATTTTACATACAATCTTGTAGCAAGTGATATACTGAAAGTATATACAGATTATCAAAATGAAGTAAAAAATTTACAAGTAAATTTGTCATTTAGATTAGGTAGTTTTTCAGATAAAAATAAACTTAATTTCGTCCTAGAAAGCAAAACACCTAACAGTGACATTGGATCTACCGGTATTTTTATACCTCAAGAAAATTATAATTTGGTTTATAATGTAAGTTCACCTATAGATAATTTTATATATAGTGGCATAATTATAGAAAAAACACCAAGCGGATATAAACTAACCGGATACAATCAAAAAAATCCTTATTTTAATTATTATTCACCGTTAGTTGGATCAACTAATTTTGTTGTATCTGTAGGAGGTATAAGCGAAGAATTTTCAAATTGGAGCAGTTTAACACCGTATAAAAAAGATCAAGTTGTTTTTCAATTAAACACATATTATAGGGTAACCGAAGATTTTACAAGTGGTGAATTATTCGATACAGAATTCTTAGCAAAGTTACCTGCTTTACCTTCTATAGGCGGCAGAGCTGCTGAATTTTATAAGAATTTTGATACTAGTATTGTAAAGAAGCTTCCTTATGGAACAATTCTTGAAAATATACAAGAGGTTGTTAACTTTTTACTAGGATATGGAAGATATTTAGAAAATCAAGGATTTATATTTGATGACGTCACAGATGAAGTTGTAAATGATTGGACATCAGTAACAAAAGAGTTTATGTTTTGGACTACACAAGGGTGGGCAAATGGAACAGTTATTAGCATTAGCCCTAGCGCAAATCGTCTATCTTTCCAAAAAGATTTTGCTGTAGTAGACGATGTGTTTGATAGTTTTTATAATACTTCGATAGTGTCTAGTAACGGCCAATTGTTAGATAGAAATTTTAATAGTATTTTACGAGATTTAAATAATTTTGGTATTGAAGTTGTAGATACAGATCTTGGTTTATATGGAGCTGCATTACCGATTGTTCAAAAAGAACATGTTGTAGTTTTTGATAATAACACAATTTTTAATGATGTAATATATCATCCTGCATCTGGTTATAGACAAGAAAGAATCAAATTAAATGGTTATAGGGCCGCTGAATGGAATGGTAGCTTAAATATACCTGGTTTTATCTACGACAATGCTGTTGTGAAAGAATTTGAAAATTATAAAGATTACAAAATAGGCGATATTATCAAATATAAAGAATATTATTATGTTGCAAAACAAAATATTGCTGGTAGTACATCTGTCGATTATAATCAATGGTATTTGTTGAACGAAAAACCAGTGCCTGATTTATTAACTAACTTTGATTACAGAATTGCTCAATTTAATGATTTTTACGATATAAACACAGCTAATTTTGATAATACTTTACATGATCTTTCTGCTAGACTAATTGGTTTCCAAAAAAGGAATTATTTGAGCAATCTAATTATAGATGATGTAAGCCAATTAAAATTTTATAAAGGATTTATACAAGAAAAAGGAACAAAAAATTCTTTAAGCAAACTTTTTGAACCGCTAAGTGCTCAAGGAGAGGAAAGTTTAGAATTTTTTGAAGAATGGGCTGTGCGAAGTGGAGTATATGGTGCTTCTGAAGATATAAAACAAATAGAAATACCACTTCCTGATACTAAGATGATCGAAAGTCCACAACCTGTTCTATTTACAGATAATTTGCCAGCAGAAAAATTCGATAACATATACAGAGTTTTGCCATCAGATCTTTTAGATAAACCTTTAGATTATACTAGTAATGTATTTCCTATATTACAAAACACAGCCGAATTTATTAAATCATCTGGGTATGTAGATGAAGATGATATTGATTTTGAAGCAGCAAGTGTTAATGATTTAGCTTTAGGAAATGTAAATGTTTTTAGACTAGGTGGTTATTTACATTTGACTAATCAAGATAACAGTGATTGGACTGTATATCAGCATGTTGAAACAAATCTTAAAGCTACAGTATTGACCGAAGCAACTACACTAGACACCCAAGGTAGATTAATATATGAACTGCAAGTAGACCAGTGGGTAGGAAATAATCTTCAAATTGGAGACATGGTTGCCGTCCGAGGAGCAACTGAATTTAATTTTAACGGGTTTTATAAAATTATTGATGTTAATCTAAATAAATTAAGTATCAAAGTTCCAATTGATAATGACATAAACGGTTTTGAAAATCAAAATTTAATCGTTACAAAATTACGTAAAGTAAGAATACAAAATACCAGTGAAGCAAATGCAATAGTAGATCAAAATATCTACGATAATCAAAAATTATGGGTAGATAACATAGATTCAAATTGGCAAGTTTTACAAAATCAAAAAGTATATTCTTTTTTACATCAATATGATAATCCTAGTGATTGGGACAGTACTCAACAAAAATTTACAGATTCCATGACAGCTACAGATGATAACAGAAATTTGTTTGTATCATCAGCAGGCGATGATAGCGGAAAAGTTTTTGTATACAAAAGGACAAATGAAAATGCAAACTTGCAGTTGCAACAAGTATTATCTTTTGATGAAATTTCAGATTGGAAGCCATTAACAGATTACAAAAATGGTGCAAGAGTAAGATATGATAACAAATATTATCTACTTAATTTGACATTGACACCTGAAGAAACGTATACTAGTGAAGAAACATTCAATAGTTTCAAATGGACAGAAATTGATTCTCCTAGTGGTTATATAGATATTTTTGATCAATTTGGAGCAAGCATCGATGTAAGTAGCGACGGTGAATACCTAGCAGTAGGTGTTCCAAATGCATCTGGTGTTAAAACAAAATATCTAGGTAATTTCAATCCAGATATAGAATATACAAAACATGATATTGTAAAATTTAGAGAAAGCTTTTGGCAAGCAAATTTAACTGTTTTCCCTCAGATAGGTACGCAGCCATTTTCTACTTTTGATAGTTATATCGATCTAACATCAAGAGATGACACAGACAGCACAAATTTACAACTTTTAGTTGCAGGAAAATTTGGCTTGCCAACCGGAAACATAGATCATATGTTAATACGTGCTCCTATAGATATGTATATAGGAACAAAAGGTAGAGTTGACGGGCAAGCAGGCGACAAAATTAATTTATCATGGAACAGAGTAAGCTATGCATTTCCTACACTTGATAGATATTTGCCTTTTGATAATCAGATACCAGAAATTACACCAGAATTTTTATCGCAAGAACACGAAATTATAGAAAAAATAGATGCAATTCTATACGTAGATACCTATGTTAGTTTACCTACAGTAGGAGAAATTATAGAAACTGATACAGGATCAGGAGAAGTTTTTTACATAGCAAGTTTTAGAGATAGTGCTGTAATATATTTGAAAAATATTAATGGTATTATAGATATTACTGGAGAATTATTTGCTCTTAATACCGGTAACTTTATAGGTTTTTATACTCAAGAATCGACCTATGCAACTACTCCGTCTGTAGGAGGGTTCTGGTATATTAATACAGCTGAATTTGACGAAGCAGGTAATTTAACATCTGGATTTACATATACAAACAATGGTAGATATCTAGATATAGGCAGAGGATTAGTGTATGCAGATATTAGACCAAGCAGTAATAATGATGCAGACAGACCTTTTACATATTATAATATACAAACTACAGTAGATGATATAGGCAACTTTGTTTTAGATAAAAACCGCGTTAGTTTTTTAACACATCTAAGCTACAGAGGCGATATTGTTGACGAAGAAAGTAACTTATGGGTATTGCGAGTTGGAAAAACCTACAGCGATTTATTGAATAGTCAAGGAGCATTAGTAGGACAAGGCAACGAAAATAACAAAGTTTTAAAATTGAAATTTTTTGAAAATGAATCTTTTGTAAACAATATTAATTCAAAAGGTTATAATATCGATGAATTAAATGGTGAAAATAAATTATATGATATTTGGGACGGATACATAGACTTTTCATTTACAGAATTTGACTTTGTCGGTAATCCATTTGAACCTGTTGTAGGAGATATAATACAAGATGTGCAGATTCCTAGAGACGGAGCCGGAGGTCTTGCTCTAACTAGTAGAAGCACTAGTACAGCTGAAATAGTCAGCTATAGAAAAGAATTTAATTCAGTTCGTGTATACTTAAAAATATTGACTGGTACATGGGAAGAATTGAATAATATTGGTAGATTCCAAATACGAAGACTAGCAAATGAGGCAGTTAGAGGTCCTGGCGATGTAGATCGTGTAATGGGCACTGTAGAGGATGTAGACAACGATATATTATTAGGAACTAACAAAGTAGGAAAATTATTAGTATTTGAGAAAAACGGTGAAGATCCTGCTGACGTATTTACAGCAGTAGATAATGCAGAAATTTTAGAAGCAGAATATTACTTCTTTGATGAAACCACAGAAGGCGGCATTGCTAGAGCAGCAAATGCCCCTAATAGTTTGAACAAGGACTGGTCTCAAATATATAATATTCCAGCAAATATTAGGGGAACTTCGAGTGGATTGGTCAACGAAGGCGTTGTAGTCATTTATAGACGACAGCCTAATGGTATATACGAATTTGACAATATCTTAACCAGCCAGTATAAACAAAATGAAAGAAAATTCGGTGATCAGGTTAAAATTAGAAAATTTGGAAATACCTATCATCTATTAGTTGGATCTAAAGGAGATTTAAATTCTTCTACAAGGTTTGACCCTGGTAGCATAGAAGTCTTTACTCATGGCCCAACTGATAATGAAAGATTTAAAGGAGAATATCAAGCCACTGTATACCAAGAAGGTGACATTGTTTTATATAAAGATAAATTTTACGTTGCAAACAAAGATACAGACGAAGGTATACAATTAAATATTTTAAATCCTGTTGTTTGGAATAATATTAGTTGGAGATACGGTGTAGACGAAAATTATAGAGGAAACTGGGATAACACATATGGTTATGCAGTAGGGTCTATAGTTTTATATAATAATTTGTTCTATGTAGCTAGAACAAATATTGCAGCAGGAACAGCGTTTTCTGAAAGTTTATGGGAACAAATTTCAAGTAACATAGATTATTTAGGATACTTACCCAACTTGACTGGTAATAATCTATTAGGCGAAGATGTTTTCGACCCAAGTGAAAATATAATTGAATTTAGTGAAAGTTTCGATGTAAGTGAAAATGGAGAAGTGTTAGTTGTGACTGCGCTTCTAGAATCTTCTGATAGTACAACTAACAAAAAAATAGCAATCTATAGAAAAGAAGATAACAAATATAAATTGTACGAAACTATTTCAGCACCTTTAAGCGGATTTGAATTACAAGATCACGATTTAGATAAATTTGAAACAGATGTAGACGGCAACTGGATTTATAGAGATGCAGAAGGCGAAATTGCTACACCGCTTACAGGTACTAGAACATTAAATCCAAATGCTACTCCTGATATTTTTATAGATAAAACAAATTGGGCACACAAAGTAGCTATAAGTCCTGATGGAAAGCAAATAGTAATAAGTGTGTTAAATGATAACACAAAAAAATATAGACAAGGGGCGGTGTTAGTATACAATCAGAATAACGGATCTTTCTCTGCACAACAGCCACAAGTTTTATATAGCCCACAAGGAGAAGTTGCAGAAAACTTTGGATACGAAATTGGTTTTACTAATGAAAATTTATTAATAACAAGTATAAATGGTGACCAAACGATTCCAACTACATTTGATTTTTATACAAATAGAGATCCAAACTCCGAAGAAAAATACGGAAGTAAGTTTGTAAACGATCCATCGAGCAGTTTAGCTGAAAAACCAACTTCGTTTGACCTTGGATTCACAGAATTTAGAAATATTAAAGTAGATACCGGTGTTGTATATGTTTATGAAAACCTAAATGGCTCTTATATATACAGCGAGAAGTTTAGATTTGATAACACTACAGCAGAATTTGGACGCAATTTACTTGCAAAAAATAATCACGTTTATGTAGGCATTCCATTTTATAGTTTAGAAACTGAAAAAGGTATTCTAGTAGATTACAGAAAACCAAAAGGAAAAAAAGCATGGAATACTTACAAACAAATTGTTCCTCCAGTAGATTTAGAATTGATAGAAGGAGTGTATCTATATAATACAAAGGAAAATAGGATTATTTCTTATGTTGATTATATAGATCCAATTCAAGGAAAAATAGCAGGAGTTGCAGAAGCAAACATAACATACAAAACTGATAAAGATCCTGCATATTATAATGTTGGCAGCACTACTGAACGAGAGTTTGATTTAGACCAAACATGGTTTGACGAATACGTAGGACAAGTTTGGTGGGATATAAGCACTGCAAGATTTGATTATCCATATCAAGGAACAATTCTTGAACAAAAGAACACATGGTCAAAATTAACTGAAGGAGCATCTATAGATGTTTATGAATGGATAGAAACTGATTACTTACCAAGTCAATATTCAAAACTTGCAGACACAGACGAAGGAATTAAGATTGGTATTAGCGGTCAACCTCTCTACGGAGACAGTAAATTTAGCTCTAAATTAATTTATGACGAAGTAGCAAGGGTTTTCTCTACTAAGTATTACTTTTGGGTAAGAAATAAAAGAACTATACCTCCAATTAAAAATAGAACAGTAAGTATTTTTGACATCGAGTCTTTAATACGAACACCTAGAGAAACTGGATATAGATATATTAGTTTCACTGGTCAAAACAGAATAATTTTAAACAATTTTGATAATTTAATATTGAGTAATGATGTTGTTCTTAATATCAAATATAAATCCAATCCTACGAAAGATTCAAATGAACATATTGAGTTCAAATTATTATCAGAAGGAGATAGTAACTCTAAATTAGATAAAGATATTGAGCGTAAATGGTTTGATAGCTTAATAGGATTTGATACAAATAATAGGCCTGTTCCTGATATTAATTTACCAAGAAAACAAAAGTATGGTATATTAAACCAGCCTAGACAATCTATGTTTGTGAATAGAATAGAAGCACTAAAGCAAACAATAGAAAGAATAAATTTGAAGTTTGAAGAGCTACTAATAGTTGATGATTACGATATTTCTAATTTACTAATGACTGATAAAGCTCCTAGTATAGTATCAAGAGAATATGATATAACTGTAGATACTTTTGAAGAATTAGAGTTTGTAAGCACTAACAATGTTACACAAGCACAATTACAGCCAATTATTTCAAATGGAAAAATAATAAGAGTCGATATAACCTCACCTGGTAGAGGATATAAAGTTCCACCTTCTTTAGAATTACGTGGCAAAGGAACAGGTGCGCAAATAGAACTTACAATTAATAGTTTAGGCAATGTTACGGCTGCTAAAATTGTTTCTCAAGGATCTGGTTATGGTCCCGATACAAGTATCACTGTACGTAGGTTTAGTGTACTTGTACAATCAGATTCTACTGCAAATAATATATGGAGTGTATACGGATACAATGAAATACAAAAAAATTGGTTCCGTCGTCTAAGTCAAGGATTTGATGTGACAAAATATTGGGAGTACAAAGATTGGTATGCACCAGGATATAATCAATTTACAAATGTAAATTACGAAATTGATGCTTCCTATCAATTACAAACAATCAATCCAGAATTTAATAGTGTAGTTAAAATTAAAAATATTGGCGGATCAGGATGGTTGCTATTAAAAAGAATTGGTTCTAGTAATAGTGAAGATTATTCTATAGATTATGAAACAATAGGACGAGAAAAAGGAACTATAGAATTTTTGTCTAATTTGTATGATAATGTAACTACAACAGTTGGATACGATAACAGAAGTTTCGACAGTGTGCTATTTGACAACAATCCTGCTAGAGAATTAAGAATAATATTTGAAACATTAAGAGATAACATATTTGTAAATAATCTTGCTTATGAATATACAAATCTATTCTTCTGCGGTTTGCGTTATGCAGTAGCTGAACAATCTACAATAGACTGGGCATTTAAGACTAGTTTTATTAAAATAAATCATAATGTAGGAGATTTAGACCAGCCTGCAACATTTAGGAATGATAATTTATTGTATTTTAGAGATTATGTAGAAGAAGTAAAACCTTATAGCAGTAAAATACGGGAGTTTGTTACAAAACATAATAGAATAGAACCTACAAATACGGCAGTTACAGACTTTGACGCCGGACCATTTTATAACAACGTCACTGACCAAATAGAAACACTTAAATCTACAGTAAGTCAAAATACACTTATAAAAGTTGACAATGTTCTAGATGAATATCCTCGCAAATTCTTCTTAGATAATATTGGCGCTCAAATATCTGAAATAAAAATAAAAAATGCTGGATCTGGCTATATATTCCCACCCAAAGTTATTATTGAAGATAATAATTCTGGAGCAGAAGCAGAAGCGTTTATTGGATATGGTAAAGTTACAAAAATTATAGTCCGTAATCCAGGCGGCATGTTTATAAATCCTCCTAAGATTAGACTAGAAGGAGCACAAACTGATGATGGTGAAACTGCAACTGCATTTGCAATCTTAGGAAAAAGTTTAGTTAGAACACCTAGTATAAGGGTAAAGTTTGATAGAGTTTCTGGAGATTACTTTGTTGAAGATTTGTTCCTAAGCGAAACCTTCACAAGTTCGGGTATTGATGTTAATTTTGATCTTAAATGGCCGTTAGATTTAAATAAAAATAAAATCAAAGTATTTGTAAATAATCAAGAAATGTTGCGAAGCACTTATACTGCTAGTAACATTGAAAAAGTAAAAGATTATACTTACCAGCAAGGCAGAATTACATTTGTCACACCGCCTGTATCAACTGCTGTAGTCAGGATAGAATATTATAAACCATTAAGTTTATTAGATGCTGCAGATAGAATAAAATTTGCATACAATCCTGCAGACAATATGTTCGGTAAAGACCTAAATCAATTGATGACAGGCATAGATTATGGCGGCGTTGAAGTTAAGAGTTTTGATTTCGGCGGACCTAGCGGCTGGGATAGTCAGCCGTGGTACACAGATGCGTGGGACATATATGAAAATACTTTTGAGGATGAAATTTTTGTATCTGATGGCTCTACAATTGCTGTAGAACTCAGAAACCCTCTTGAAAAAGATATAGTTTATAATTTATATAAAAACGGTGTAAGAATAGACGATCCTAATTTTGATGAAGGTACATATACAAATTCTTATGCAATAGTTAATAGCATTACAGGTGATGGCACAACTAAAATTATCGAAACACAAAATTTAGGAATAACTCTAAATGACGGAGACATTTTAATTGTAAGAAAAATTACAAGTGACGGTAGTGTCGTTCCTGATCTAGACAGTTATGATAGTGCTTTACAAGGTGGAGATTTAGCATATACTACAGCAGCAGGTATAAATGCAGAAGAAATAATTACAGACGGTGATTTGTTTGTTTCTACTTCTAGAGCAAAAACAGAAGAATTAGTGCCAGGATCTGTATTTGACACATTAGATTTAAAAGTTTATACAAGAAAATCTGGTAATCAAGGATTAATAATTTGTAAAAACTTTAGAATACCACCAAATACCGAAACCTTTACTTACAATTTTGATATACTACCAGGAACCATAGATAGTATACTTGTAAAATATGATGGCAGATTATTAGATAAATCAGAATTCAATGTAAACTGGACAACAAAACAGTTGACGTTGGATGTTGAACCTCAAAAAACTCTATCTATTGTACTGCAAGAAGAAACAACTTCTACCAATATAATAGACAGTGGCGAATTACTGATAACACAGCAAGAGCAATATGATTTTGTTATAGATTACGAATACAATGACAACATTGCTCTAAGTGTTACTCTAAATGGTGATGTACAAGAAATAAATCTATTTAATTATTCAACAGTTGTTGAAGACGACAATAGAATAGCATTTAGACTTACTGAGCCAGCAACACTTGGCCAAACATTAAATTACACAATATTATCAGATAACCAAACTGTTAATTACAGTCAAATTGTTACTGACGAATTTGTAGCAACAAGCGGTCAACAAACATTTACATTAGGACAAGCGCCGTTTTATGCACTTCCTACAGAACATAATACTATTGTTAGAGTTGATCAAAAAGTTCTTAACAGCGGGTATAGTAAGAAATTTGTTATACCTGAAAACAACCAAAGAGAATATCAGTTAGAATTATTCCAACAGCCAGCAGGATCGTTAGATGCGCAAACTATGTTAGTCTTCTTAAACGGAGAACAAATTTTTACACCAACAGAATGGCGTTTAGATATTTCTAATAGTTCTATCATATTAGGAGACGAGTATGGACAACCAGGGGACACGATTGAAATTTACAATATAGCAGAGAGTGAATACACTATTAGTGGAAACCAAATTACACTTAAAGATATTCCTAGCAATAATGCAACCATTTATGTTACACAATTTAGTAACCACAATTTAAAAGAAATAGAAAAAATACAATATGATGTGGTAAAAAGAGAAACACTTATTACCGATACCGAATTAAGCACGTATCTTAGACTAACTGCAGGCGAAATACAATTAAGAGCTCCTGCTATTGATGCACAATATGTTTGGGTTAACAAAAATGGAGAGTTATTAACACCTAGTGTGGATTATTTTATTACTGATGACAGAATGAGATTAAGACTAGTAAATATTCCTAACGAAAATGATACGATAGAAATAATTCATTTTACAGCAGATCTTACAGTAGAAGGATTCGCATATAGACAGTTTAAAGATGTTCTTAACAGAACACACTACAAGAGATTAGATGCACATTCTACAGTATTAGCCCAAGATTTGGCATATAACGACCTTAGAATAGAAGTGCAAAACGGAGAAGATTTACCAACACCTGATAAAGGAAAAAATCTTCCAGGAATTATTTTTATTAATGGCGAAAGAATAGAATATTTTGTCAAAGAACAAAATACATTGCGCCAGATAAGAAGAGGTACACTAGGTACAGGTGTGCCAGAAGTTCATGTTGCTGGCCAAAAAGTGTTTAATCAAAATAAAGATAAAACTGTGCCTTACAAAGATCAAAATTTAGTTGCAAATTTAACTGCGGATGGAGTAAGCACTACGTTTACGATAGGGTACAATATAGATAGTATTAATGAAATTGAAGTATTTGCTGCTGGCAAACGTTTAAGGAAAAATGAAATAGCTGTATTTGATCAAACAAAAGCTTTAACTAGTCCTGAAGGAGACATAATTTTACCAGCAGAATTTAGTGTTGATACAGTTAATAACACAATAACGTTGTTGAATGTTCCACAAGAAAATTCAAGAATTACAGTAATAAAAAGACAAGGACAAGTATGGACTAAAGACAATGAAATGCTAGGAAATTCACAAAATTCAATAGCAAGATTCTTACGTGCTGGTACATATGAACAACCTTAATAAATACAGTATAGGATAATTTGGATAGTATAATGCAAGAAAATCATGGAATATTAGTACAAGGTCATATTAAAATATTTGACCCAACTTCCCAAGAAGTTTATGTGAATAAAAGGAATGCAATCCATTATGAAAACATGAGTATTGCATTAGCTGAAAGCCTTGCAAATGCAGGTGAAGGATTTATATACGAGATGAGTTTTGGTAATGGCGGAACAAACATTGATCCTACAGGCATAATTACTTACCTTACTCCTAATTCTACAGGAACAAATGCAGCACTTTACAATCAAACTTATACTAAAGTTGTAGATGATTCTAGTGTAAACAATACAGATCCTACAAGAAATAAAATTGAAACAAGACATTTAAGCGGTACAAACTATACTGATATTCTTGTAAGCTGTTTATTAGACTACGGAGAACCAGACGGACAACAAGCTTTCGATACAGCAAGCAACACAAATGATGTTTATGTATTTGATGAATTAGGTTTGAAAAGTTATAGTCCTGATGGCACTGGCAGACTGATTACTCATGTTATTTTCCATCCTGTGCAAAAGTCACTTAACCGCTTGATACAAATTGATTACACAGTTAGAGTACAGAGTTTGACAGGATAAAAATATGGCATACCAAATTAGTTATACAGATGTTGTAAACAAAGGAACAATTATAGTAGAAGATGCTACTCTAAATGATGAGACTAGCTTAACTATACCTGGACGTAATGTTACTTCATATGGACAAGCTATTGCAGAAAACTTTTTACACCTATTAGAAAATTTTGCAAATAGTAGTGCTCCGGAGCGTCCAGTAGAAGGACAGCTTTGGTATGATAGTTCTGAAAGTGTAAATCAACTGAAAGTTTATGACGGTACAACCTGGACAGCCAGTGGAGGACTTAAAAAATCTCCTTCACAACCAGAAGTATCTAACAGTATAGCAGGCGATTTGTGGGTAAACACAGAAAGTCAGCAATTATATTTGTTCACAGGTACAGGATGGGTTTTAGTTGGTCCAGAATTTAGTGATGGACTTTTAACAGGAACTCAATCTGAAAACATTATAGGATCAAATGATAGTGTTTATTCAGTATTGACTGTAAAAATTAAAGATAAACCTGCAATAATTATATCAGACAGCGATTTTGTTCCTAAAACAGTAATTCCGGGTTTTAGACAAGGTATAAAGGCAGGTATGAATATTACAAATCAGCCTTTAGTTAATGACACTTTAAAATATAATGGCATAGCTGAAAAAGCAGAGGCACTTATTGTGGGTGAAGAAGTTGTGCCTGCAATAAATTTCCTTAGAGGAAATGCCCAAAGCCAAACAAGTTTTCCTTTGATAGTAAAAAATGATGAAGGTTTATCAGTAGGTTCGGGAAATCAATTAAAGATTGCTGTAGAAAATGAAGCAGTAATTTTGCAACAAAACATTGTAGGGTCTAATATTGACTTTAGATTAAAAACATCTACTGGATTACCTACGGTGATGCGACTAGATTCTGAGGGCTTTGTTGGAATTAATACCACTGCCCCTGAAACAGAATTAGATGTAAAAGGCGACATTACAATAGCACCTAGAGAAGGTAAGCCTGAATCCGGTATACTGAACGTAACTAGTGCTAATAATAGCACAAGCATAAACAGCGGTTCTATAATAACCAGCGGCGGCGCCGGCATTGCTTTAGATTTATATGTTGGCGGCAATGTAGACATAGGAGGAATATTACAAACAGGAAATATTGCTCCTGATTCATCTGGCACAAGAAATGTAGGAACAACAAATAATAAGTATGATCAAATTTTTGCCAATACTTTTATAGGTAATGTACAAGGTAATGTGAGTGGTACAGTCACTGGTCGGGCAGGTTCTGCAGATAGACTATCAAGTGCAACTACATTTTCTGTATCAGGCGATGTAGAAAATAATAGTTTTGAATTTGATGGTCAAACAGGCGGCACTAGTAAAACTTTCAATATACAGGTTGCCAACAGTTTTATTGCTAACAAAGATCTAACATTTGATGCGTCAAATGCAGATGAATTATTATTAAATGTAAAAACCGGGTCAACTGGCGTATATAGGATATCAAAAAGAAACTTTCTTAAAACTATTCCTTTAGTTCCACCAGGATCAATTATGCCATATGGGGGTATAAACGCTCCTGAAGGATGGTTGTTTTGTGATGGCAGCGAGGTTCTAAAATCAGATTATACAACATTGTTTAACGCAATTGGATTTAATTTTAAAGATTCGTCGTTATTATCAGATGAAGGAGTAAACAGTTTTGCGCTTCCGGATTTACGCGGAAGATTTGCATTAGGTTTAGACAATATGGGCGGACAGCCTGCTAATAGGGTAACTGATATTGCAGCGGATGCAATAGGCGGAAATGCTGGCAGTGAATCACGCACAATCAACACAGATAATTTACCCGAACATGAACATGATATGGAAGCGCCATCGGGAACGCAATATTATGGATTGCGTGTAGGCGCCGGCGAACCAGTTGATGAAGAAGCAATTACATTTACAATAGATCCAGGTACGGGAGGCACTCAAGCATTTCCTGCTAGCGGCGGCGTAAAAACTACAGGAGATCTCAATCAACCAATAGAAACTATGAATCCATTTTTATCTGTAAACTACATAATTTATACTGGAGAATAAAGTGAGTTATCAACTAAACAAAACAGACGGAACATTACTTACTGAATTAATTGATGGACAAATTGACAATTCGTCTACTAATCTTGTTTTAGTTGGTAGAAATTATTCCGGATATGGAGAATTTTTTAATGAAAATTTTATTAAATTATTAGAAAATTTTGCTAACACTTCTGCTCCTAGCAATCCTTTAGTAGGTCAACTATGGTATGACAGGTCGGATGAAAGATTAAAAATTTATGACGGCACTACATGGAAAGCAAGCGGCGGTCCGTATGTGCAAAATACTAGACCGCAAATGGTTGCAGGCGATTTGTGGATAGATAACTTAAAAAATCAACTTTATGCATTCGACGGCAATGATTTAATTTTAGTTGGACCACAATATACAGAATCACAAGGTGTAAGTGGATTTAAAATCGAAAGCATACTCGATACTCAATCTAGATCAAGAACACTAGCAAATTTATATATTGCTGGCGAACTAGTTGCTGTGCTAAGTAGTTTAACATTTACGCCCGTTTATAGTCAGAGGATTTTAGGTTTAGTAACAGAAGACAATCCAAATGGTATAATAAATGAAGGCATAAATGTAATTGATAGTGCTAATTTTAGATTTTATGGAACTGCTAGTGGTGCTAATGCTCTTATTACAGGTGCAGGAGTTACTAGAACAGCCGACCAGTTTTTACCTTCAGATGCTAATGGAGTAACTGTTGGTACATTAACAATTCAAAACTCAGGTGGTTTAACAGTTGGTTTATCACAAAATCATGTTCAAAAAGTTGTTGGACCGAGATTTTATTTTGAAAATCAGTTATTAGATAATGATATTAGTTTGCGTGTTAGAACCACACCATCCGGCGCAGTTATTGTTGATGCGTTGTATATAGATGCATCAACAGAACGAGTAGGCATTTTTACAAATACACCACAGTACACTCTAGATGTAAACGGTGATCTTAGAATAACTGGAGATTTAGTTGTTGAAGGCGATACAACTACCGTTGAAACAACAACACTTCTAGTTGAGGATAAAAATATTGATCTTGCACATGTGAAAGGCGGTTCATATGGCGATGATACAGCAGTTGACGGCGCAGGATTAACAGTATTAGCTAGTACTACAAACAAAACATTTACGTGGGTTAATGCAAATAATGCATGGACATCTAATTCAAATCTAAATTTAACTTCTACCGGTTCAACTTATAAAATTGGCGGTATAGACAAAATTACCAATACAACTATTGATCCTAGTATCGATACTGCACTTGGTCTAACTAGGATAGGCACACTGATTTCTCTAGAAGTTGATGGCACAATCACAGTTAATAATACTTTACAAAGTGCAACTACACTTAATTTTATAGCAAATGATGTAGATATCGATGGCAGAGGAATTTTAATTACCGGTGCTGGCGATATTCATGTTACAGATAGTCAAAAAATCACAGGGTTGGCTGATCCTACACAAAACCAAGATGCAGCTACAAAGTTTTATGTAGACAATCAAATTGCTACTGAACCGATTGTGTTTTCTATGGATATTACAGGGTTGGGTACAGGCGCAACACTATATTCTAATTTAATTGCATACTTAGATGATTTATATCCTGCCGCAGTAGAAAATGCGGGTAAATCAGCTAAAATACACGCAACATCTTATTCTGGTGCTACTGTTAGCGGTATCAACGTATCGGTTGCGGACAACAATACAGGAGTTTTACAAAAATCATTTATAGAAGTTGATCTAGCAGGCGGCGGCACAGGAGCAGTTGTACAAGATATTGTAGCAAATACTACTGCATCTGGTAGTGCTACACTTTCGCCATCTAGACAACTTATTACTTTTTCTTCAGATGGTGCTGCATGGAATTTTGTTAGTGACACTGCATATCCATAATTGAATAAATAAGTATATTACTTAGGGGCTTGACAAAAATGGCGTATCAAATTGATAGATATAATAATACACTGTTAACAACAGTAGAAGACGGTACAGTAGATCAAACAACAGATCTTAAATTTATCGGAAAAAACTATGCCGGTTACGGTGAAATACAAAACGAAAACTTCCTGTTTTTGTTAGAAAATTTTAGCGGTGCAAATCAACCATCTAGGCCTATAAGCGGCCAGGTTTGGTTTGATAGCGGTAATAGTAAATTAAAATTTTACGACGGCACACAGTGGAGAACTACAGGCGGCGCTGAAGTTGGCGCGGACGAACCTGCAGGACTTACAGACGGTGATTTTTGGTGGGATAATACCAACGACCAATTATATGTTTACAATGGCACTGCTTTTGTTTTAATAGGCCCACAAAACGCAGGCGAAGGTGTTACACAAATGCAAAGTCGTGAAGTGTTAGATAACGGCGGAGCGACTAGAAGCATAATTGCAGCAACAGTAAACGATAACGTTGTTTCTATAATTAGCTTTGACTATTTTGTGTTAAATGCAAGCGAAACATCTTTAATTGATGCAGGATATAGTACCATTTATAAAGGTATCACTGTGCCAAATTATTCGGTAGTTTCTTATACTCCATTTACAACTGGACGCCACAGTTTTGGAGGAACTGCCCTTGATTCTGACAGGTTGCAAGGATTAGCTGCAAATCAGTTTGTACAAACTTCTAATCCAACATTTACAACTTTGGTATCATTTCCAGATGCAGGTATACGTGTAGGTGATAGCCAAGATTTAAAGATACTTGTAGAAAATGGAACCGAAGCTGTCATTTCAAATATCACAGGCTTGAATAGTAAGATTAAATTTAAAGCAACAGATAGCGGCGGCGTAGAAACACACATTGCTACACTTACTAGCTCAGGTTTGAATCCTTCTACTAACAATACCTACGATCTAGGTAGTGCATCTTTAACTTGGAATGATATATATGCAAGTAGTTTTGTTGGAGTTGCAACGAAAGCTGCTTCCTTAAATGATGGATCCGGCAATTATAGAACAGCATCTGTAGGAACATCTAACAATACAGTGGCGGTTCGTGATGCAACAGGTAACTTGTCAGCAAATTTATTCCAAGGTACTGCTACTCAAGCAAGGTATGCTGATTTAGCAGAAAAATATACAACTGGCGAAGAGTTAAAAGCAGGAACTGTAGTTTGTGTATGCGACCATACAGACCATGAAGTTGAAGCAGTGTCTAAAGGTTGTACAGCTATCGGAGTTGTATCTACTGACCCTGCATTTATGATGAATAGTGAAGCTGCCGGACAATACATTGGTTTAAAAGGACGATTGCCTGTAAGAGTAATTGGACCAGTTGCAAAAGGCGATGCTGTATATGTTGACGACAATGGTTGTGCAAGTACAGCAATTAATGGAGGTTCAGTTGTTGGCATTGCATTAGAGAACAACTTTGACGAGGGTGAAAAACTAGTAGAATGTGTTCTAAAGGTATAAGGGATCGTCATGGCAGAAGTTACCGCAGCAAGAATTAATAACCTACAATCAAGGATTGAACTAATTTTAGGTAATGGCTCCGGTACAACCGGGTATGGACAGCTTATACAAAGTTCTCAAGTGTTACCCGGAGATTTAATTGATGCTGATAATCTAAATAATTTATATGTTGATATTATAAAAGCTAGGATTCATCAAGTTGGTCCAAGTGATCCTAGTGTTACAGAAATACAAATTGTATTAGAAAATCAAAACGTAGTTGCAGACGAAACTTCATTTATAATTAATGATCAAGGACTAGAGTCAGCTGACCCCGAAGGAACAAAAAAGGGTATATCAGATTTTGAGTCATTAATGCGTAAAGTCGAAACCGACAAAAGTAATGTTCATCCTAGCCAAGCAAGCTCTCAAACAGCAGTCACTTCGACAAGAACAAGTACTTGGAATGGTTTAATATTTCACGAGTTTACTGTTACTTTTGGCAGTAGTGATGCAAGACGTCACTATTTTAATACAGGCGGCGAAATTAGAATTGATCCATCTAATACAAATGCTAGTACTCCTAAGGGTTTAGATTGGGCGGCGTTGACAAACGAAGTAGGTATAGTAAGATTTAACAGTCTTGCAACTGCCGCATCTTCCGGAAGCGGAACTAATATAGGTAATTTTGGCTTAACTAGTTCGTATCAAACCATATACACAAAAATTGGCGCAGGATCTTACAGCGGTGTATATGCAGGAAATATCTTTTTAGTAAAAGCAAGAGCAGTAAGTGAAACTCAAATATCATTTAGAATTGAATTTAATGATGTTGTTGGCGATAACAATGTGGATAATAATGTTGACGGGACATTAAGAAGTTTAATTACACTATTTAGAGCCACAGGAGATGTAAGTGTTCCTTCTCCTGGTGTATTCACAAATGTTGATCTAACAGGCCAGACACCGACAAGTGGACCTACATATGTATTGACTCCAAGTGTATCTGCTGTAAATGAAGGATCTGCATTTACTATTACACTAAGCACATTTAATGTTCCTACAGGAAGTACAGTGCCATATACTATCACTGGCATTAGTGCTGCTGATTTAGTGTCAGGTAGTTTATCTGGCAATTTTACCATTGACAACAATGGCATAGGAATAGAAACTTTTGCAGTTGTAGCTGATTTTGCAACAGAAGGTGTAGAAACTTTTGAACTTGCATTAGATAATAATCTAGCACGAACATCTGTTTTAATTAATGACAGTAGTGCAGAATCAGGAGCAGCAACATATATAGTTACTCCTAGTTCAACAAGTATAAACGAAGGCGGCACTGTTAGTTTCATACTTACAACCACAAATGTAACAAATGGTACACAAGTGCCATTTACTATATCGGGTATTCAACGTGAAGATCTATCAGACGGAACTTACAGCTTAGATGACTGGTACAACGAATTTAGAACCTCCTACTTAAACGGAATATCTAAAGAAGATGCACTAGAAGGTTTTGATTTTGTATATCCATATTATAATTCAAACAATCAGTATCAAACACAAAATTGGGGTACTAGGTATGGACTGTTTAGATTACCTGATGCTGCCGGTATCGCATATTGGACAGATGAGTACATACGTGTACACAATAAAAATGGAACTGCTTGGGAAAATGTATTCTGGAGTAGCGTAAATTACAGTACAGTGCCAATAGCATGGATACAAGCAAACGGCACAGAAACTGATTCATCAAGATCTCTAACGCCTAACAAAACATATTTAATTGGTACCGGAAGCGGATCAGGAGTAACATATACTTGGGATGACTGGTATGCAGAATTTCAAGCACAATATAATTGGGCTTCGACAAAAGAAGCAGTACTATCGGATAAAGACTTTATATTGAATCTATACGAGAGTAATGATGCTTTTAGTACAAGTTTAGGTACTAGATACGGATTATTTAGAAAACCGAGAGCAGAAGGCATAGCATATTGGGTAAATGATATACAAAGAGGTATTTCTCGATCAACAACACAAGATAACTTTTTCTATTCTGCAAGCCTAGGAACTACACCGTGGGGAGGTCTCACAGATGCTGAAAGGTCTTTAACACAAGATAAAGTATTCATAAGTGCAGGAAACGGTGTTGTATATGATAGAGGTACCTTTGGAACAGTAGGAGACAGAGGTACTCCGGGCGGCACCTTGTCAGATGAATTACAAGATGCATTTACAGTTTATGGTAATACAGCAATAAAGAATTACAATCCAGTAGCGGATGTAATTACTGAAGGTCAGGAAACAATGACACTTACATTAGATAATCATCCTGCAGTGTCTGCAAGTATTACAATAAATGATACGAGTATTAGTGGTGAACCACCCATAACAATTGACGCACCAACTATCACTAGTTGGACATTTAATAGAAGTGTTGCATATTGGGGAGAACCTGTTTTCGCAACATGGAATGTGTTAAATGCTGATAGTGTTACTGTATCACTAGCAGGGCCAGGAATATCACAGATTGACACATATACTACACTTAACGGAAGTAGTGATATAGTAATATTTGAAGAAGCAGACGGAACAGGTAATGTGACTGCTACGCTTACAGCATCTAATGCAGGCGGCAATGTTACAGCAACAGTAACTATACCAGTAAACGCACCAGAACCTACAATCAGTGCATTTTATCCAGAACCTTTTGGTGATATAGAAATAGACACACCAGTTAGATTAATTTATCAAGTTGCAAATGCAACGACCGCAAGTATTACAACTAATTATGATGTAGAATATAGTGATTTGCCACTTCCGAGCGGCTCAACTGGTGCAACATCATTTACGCTAGAAGAAATAGGAACAAAAACTGCTACCCTTACCGCACAAAATAGTCAAGGCAATACTGTATCACAAACAGTTAGCTTTGAAGTATTAAGTTCAGTTGAACCTACTGCTCCAAGTTGGCTTGTACAGCCTGAATGGTCAGGTCTTGCAGAAAGTGTTGCATTCGGAACAACTGGCAGAGGATTTATACAAGCAGAAGGCGATATTGATTCGGTAGAATATACAATTACAGGACCTTCAGGAACCGCAACAGATGTTGTAGATTATACTCCTGGCTCATTCTATTTTACTCCTAACTATGGATTTACAGCAGAAGGAGACCATACTGTGACAATGACTGTTACAGGGCCAGGCGGCTCTATTAGCGGTAGCGATACGGTCACAGTATTGCCGCCAACTTAATGAATGTAAAGACAACTTCAAATAAATAGTAATAAGGAGAAACAAATTGCCTGTTACTATTACTGCAAATAGATTTAATGACTTATATTCTCAAGTAGAACAAATTCTTGGACCATCGACTCCTGCGACTTACAACTGGAACGATTGGTACGATGAATACAAAACTATATACTGGGGAAGTACACCTAAGGCAACTGTGCTTGCTTATAAAGATTTTGTTTTAAATTTATACGAAAGTAATGATGCTTTTAGTACAAATCTAGGCACCAGATATGGATTGTTTAGAAAGGCAAGAGCACTAGGTGTAGCATATTGGGTAAATGATTTGACCAACGGCTCTTCTAATCAAAACCTGATTAACAACTTTTTTACTTCTGCAAGTCTTAGCACAGTTATTCAGTCAGACGGTCAAACAGATGCTCAACGATCATTAACTTCTAGTAAAAGTTTTCTATATTCTGGAGTAGGAACTGTGGTATCAGATAGAGGAGAAGCTGGATACGGCTATGGACAATCTCTATTAAGCACACCTGTCTCTTCCACGGTAGACATAATAGATGATGAAGAATATATAAATTTATATAAAGATATTATACGGATAGATGCCCATCAAAACGGCGATGGAATTACTATTGATCCTTATGTTGTAGGTGATTATGCAACAAATCTAGCATCAACTGATAAAGTAGAAGAATTATACATATCAAATTTAGAAACCCAAGTTGGAGGTCTAGAAACTAATAGATTTGATATAGACATTACTAACCAGGCAGACATAGTTCCGTTGTTTGTACCTAGTGGGCTTTTTGTACTAGGGTCTACAAGAAGTTTACAATGGCGAACAGCTATAAGTCATATTTTTACAGTAGATTTTTCGAGCGAAACATCTTTAGATAGCTTTTTTAATTCGGGTGGAGAAATAAGAATGTCTTTGACATTAACGTACACTGGCGGAGAATTAAAAACCAACAACTGGAAAAATTTAATGGCAGATGTTGGGCAAATAAGAATGGGCTATAATAAAACACAGGATTCAGATGGAATTATATCTACTAAGGGTTACGCAGATCTAAGTTCTACTTATACAAGGGTTTACACAAGTTCTAGCACTACCAATTATTCAAATAATCAGATAGTTGTGGATGCTTTAAAAGTTGACGCTAATACTTTACAAATAAAATTGCAATGCCAAGATTTCCATGGCGAAGGTATAGATGAATATGTAAAAGGAACAACAACGAGCCAAATGTTCCTAGCTGTACCTAATGGTGAAATACTAATTAATGGCGAAACTATTGACACGGTCGTATATAGTGATGCTATTACAGGCACTACAGTAGCTAATTTCTAAGCCAGTCTTTCATTGACAACAAACAAATTATGTTATATACTATAGTAAAAGTATAGTAGGAGCACCTCTATGGACGAACGTCTTAAAAAAGCACTCGATTTTAGTAATTATATGGTTACATTAAATAACCAAAAAAGGGTTTTAGAAGAAAAATATAATCAAGAACTTCTTTACTATCATAATGGGTCTCAGTTTACAGTAACAAGAGAATTAATTAACTTTTGTTATACATTACTATCAACAGGAAATACAGAAGTTGTTCTCGTTGATGATAATAAATTGCCTGTACAAGTTATCGATCTCGAAGAGTTTCACTCAAATGTTCTTGACGTTTATTTTACAGCTTCTAACAGTTACTACAACGAGTTTGTAGAACTAAAACAAAAAAGAACAGTAGAAAAATTAGTGGATGCAAATGAGTAAAGGTGTTATAGTATTTGCTAGAAATAATTCAAATATTGATTATGTAAAACAAGCTTTTTATCTAGCTAAAAAAGTAAAGCAGCATCTCGGTCTACCTACATCTATCATTACGGATAATGTAGATTATCTAAAAAAAACATATAATGAAAATGTTTTTGACAAAATAATAGAAATTGATTATGACCATAAAAAAAACTTACGTAACTTTTTCGACGGAGCATTATCATCAAAATCTGATAATTTTAAAAATTCTTCAAGATCGTCAGCATACGATCTGACACCTTATGACGAAACGCTTTTGTTAGATAGTGATTTTATTATATCTAATGATTTGTTTTTGAATTGTTTTCGTAGTAATCATGATTTATTATTATATAAGGATTCTTATGATTTAAGTGGTACTAGGAATACCAAAGAGTTTGAGTTTATTAGCGATAGCGGTTGTGAATTTTATTGGGCAACCTGTGTGTTTTTTAGAAAAAACGAAACAAACAAGATGTTTTTTAATTTGATAAAACATATTCAAGAAGAGTGGCATCATTATAGAAGAGTTTACCAAATTCAATCTTTGTTGTTTAGAAATGACTTTGCATTTAGTATTGCAATACATATCCTAAATGGATTTAAAAAAGGAAACTTTGCAGCACAGATGCCAGGAAAACTAACATACATTACAGATCAAGATATTTTATGGAATATAGATAAAGAGAAAATGCTTTTCTTAGTTGCTAAAAAAGATTACATTGGTGAGTATCATGCTATCTCTACAAAAAATTTAAATGTACATGTTATGAATAAATTTAGTTTGTCACGTGTGATAGACAAGGAACTGGTAAATGAACAATAAAGGTTTTTTAGTATTAGCACAGAATTCTTCCTCTGGCGATTATATTATTCAATCTTGCCTTTTAGCAATGAGTTTAAAGGCGACAAATAATGCACCTATAAGTATTGTAACAAATGACGAAGTACCAGACAATTATAAATTTTTGTTTGATAATATAATTTCTATTCCGTTTGGTGACGATGCAATAGACAAAGACTGGAAAATAGAAAATAGATGGAAACTGTATCATGCCACACCATATGAAGAAACAATTGTTTTAGATACAGATATGTTAGTTTTAGAAAATATAGATTCATGGTGGCAATTTTTAGAAAATTACGATGTTTATTATACAAGCAAGGTATATGACTATAGAGGAGATATTGCCGATACATCTTATTATAGAAAAGCATTTGAGCAAAACAATTTACCAAATCTATATTCAGGATTCCACTATTTTAAGAAAAATGATTTTGGCATGAATTTTTATCAAGAATTAGAAACCGTTGTAAAAGATTATGGCAGATTTTATGAAACAGTAGTTAAAAAATCGACCCCTAGTTTTCCTAGTATGGATGTCTGTGCTGCAATAACAGCAATAAATCTAAATTGTACGAGCAAAATAACAAACAAATATGTTAAAAATCCTACATTTACTCATATGAAACCTTATTGTCAAGGATGGGAACAAGTAAACAAAAGTTGGTTAGACAAAGTAGGATGCTATATCAATCCTAAATGTGAAATAAAAATAGGAAATTTTTTGCAGTCAGGTATATTACATTATACAGAAAATGATTTTGTAAATAAAACTCCTGTGATAGAAAGATATAAGGTCTTACTCAATGTCTAATTTAAAAGAATTACTTAATAGTATTAAAATACAACAAGCAAAACAAAACGAAAGTTATGTTTCTTATGAAAAAGCAACAGGTAAAATTTATAAAATTACCAATCGGAGACCTTTAGATACCGAATACGAAATTGCACCAGTTGCTACAGAAATAGTAAAACCTATTTTAGAAGGAACAAAAAGTGTTTCTGATTTTGTAGTTGTATATGATTTTGTATTGAAACAGGTTGTTGTAAAAGAAATTAATTATGAAGATCATTATAACAGTGCTAGCTCTTTTATTCATGAATTTTCAAGAACTAGCTCTAGTAACGAAGGACATTCTAGTTTAGAAAAAATATACGACGGTGTAAGTATAGATATTTTTATTAAGCAAGATAGATACAAAAAAGATCAATTAGTCTTTTATAATAACAATATATACAGATTTTTAAAAGACAACAAAGAAAATGAAGATTTTGACTTCAATAACGTATTACTTTTTGTTGAAGATGTAAAGTTATCAGATTTGTCAACAAAAGATCATACAGTGTCTTTAGAAGTTTCTGTACCAATATATGATGGAGTACATGTTGATGTATGGTATAATGAATTAGAACATGTGGCCGGACAACACGTCTATTATAATGGTAATGTATACAAAATTAAAAAAGACCAAGAAAGAAATACAAGTTTTAACGAAAGTAATTGTGAATTAATTGTAGAAAATGTAATTCTATACAATGATAGTAATAAGGAACTTGAATTTCAAGATCCAACTACCATAGGAGATAAATTTTTAGATAATAACAAACTATATATGATTGATGTGAATGAACTTGTACACAAAAGAGAATTTGGAGACATTTTTTTCTATTCTGGAAGTAATTTGATAGAATATAATAATGGGCTGAGTGTTATAAATTTAACTACAAAGGATATTTATTCTATAGAAAAAAACTATTTGACCATACACAAAAGTAATGAGTTATCAAACGGAGACAAAGTTTTAGTAGGCAAAGAGCTATATAGCTTTCACATAGATAAAGAATATGATTTACTTATTAGACAAAACAATAAATTAAAAAGATGGGAATTACTTTTAAACCCTACAACTAAAAAATTTATAAAACTTGCAGGTTATTCTACAAATGATACAGTATATTTTAGTATTACTGAAAAGTATGATCCAAATATCTTACTGAAGTCAATTACAGTATCTGTTGAACAATTGATTCAAGATGACGAAATTTATTTAAAATTTGAAGATGATTGGGATCCTACTGATATGGAATTTAGTGTATATACTACAAAATATTTTGAAAATTATGGTCACGAGGTAATTAAATGAGCAAATTCAAACCTATCGATTATGATATTATCTATCTATCATATGATGAACCTAATGCAGAAAAAAACTATGCAGATTTATGTAGCAAAGTTCCATGGGCAAAACGTGTGCATGGTGTAAAAGGTTCTGATGCAGCACACAAAGCCTGTGCAGAGTTATCAGAAACAGATCGATTTATTACTATAGACGGTGATAATATTATTGACGAAAAATTTCTAAACCAAGAAATAAATTTCGATGAACATACTGATTTGTCAAACTGTGTTATTAGTTGGGCAGGCAGAAATGCTGTAAATGGATTAATGTACGGTAACGGAGGGATTAAGTGCTGGCCCAAAGACTTTGTACTACGTATGCGCACTCATGAAAATGCAGATCCAAATAATGCTCATGCACAAGTAGACTTTTGTTGGGATGTACAATATATTCAACAAAATAGTTGTTTTTCAGATGTTTATAATAACGCTACACCACATCAAGCATGGAGGGCAGGATTTAGAGAAGGCGTTAAGATGGCGCTTGATCGTGGTGTAAAAGTAAGTGTAGAAGAGTTCCATAAAAATCATTGGAAAAATTTGCATAGATTATATATTTGGCTTATGATAGGTGCTGATGTGGAAAATGGTCTATGGGCTATATATGGTGCTCGAGAAGGTCTGTGGAGAACTATGTGTACAGATTGGGATTATGTAAATGTTCGTGATTTTGATTATTTAAACGAACATTGGGATGAGTTAATAGAAACTGTAACAGAAGAAAATTTAGAAAATGAAATAGAACTTTTAGGTGATATACTTATTGAAAAATTAGAGATTCCTATATCTACTGTGCCACTAAGCGGATCCCAAAGTAAATTCTTCAAAGCAGTCTACACTAATCCTAACAGGATTGATGAAATTATCGATATAGAGGAATAATATGGAAAAGGTTGCCATTTATACAAGAGATGATCTAACTGAAGATTACTGGCCTAGAGATCCTAAAGGATTTGCCCTTCACAACTTTCATTGCGGATTAAATAAAGATCTATTATTAAAACATCCTGATAAATTTCAAGCGCACGGAGATCCTTATATAGCAGTAGGTGCAGTGCAAAACATAGCTCAAAAAGTTTATACCTTTTTATCAAAAAAGAATTTTGCGTTTTTTAAAGGTAAGTATTATTTTCCTATACCTTGGAATCCTGTTCATAATGAGTTAAATTTAGATGATGTTATTGATATTCCTCAAGAACATTTAGACAACATTAAAAATGGTAGATGTAAAATACTTATGATTAACCATATGGAAGGCTGGAATCATGAATCTTTCTTTAAAATAATTATAGATTATATAAAAGAAAGGTATAATTTATCATATAATAATTTTGTGATGATGACAGGTAATATGAAAGAACCTTCCTATCCAGTAAAGAACATATATTATAATTGGTGGGAGCAACAATATTTAGGACAAACTGATTTTAATGTAAACTATTTTGGTAGAGAAGGATTGTTCCATTTGCCAAGGAAAAATAGACAACATAAATTTGTGTGTTTAAACAGGAGACCACATAAGCACCGTATAGTTCTTGCAAGTTTGCTTTCAAAATATAAACATAAAGGTGTTTTGACTTGTCATAAGATTGTAGATGATACAACATATTATTGGGATAAAAATATAGCTGAAATATTAGAAGCAAAAGATAAATTGCCTGATGATACACTAGACAAAATTACAGAATTAGAAAGCATTTTACCTCTAAGATTTAATGATGGAATTGATGCAAATGTAGAAAATCCTACAATAGATTTAAAAGTAGAAAAATTTTACGACTCATACTTACACATAGTAACAGAAACCTACTTACCAAATGATCAAAATTTCTTTAGTGAAAAGATTTTTAAACCTATGATTTTTATGCAGCCTTTTATCTTAATAGGTGCTCATAATGATCTTAATTCTTTAAGAAAATTAGGATATAAAACGTTTGATGGAATTATTGACGAAACATATGATACTATAGAAGATGAAATAGATCGTTTTTTAGCAGCATATAAAGAGATTGAAAATATTATAAACAAATCTGATGCAGAACTTACTAAAATGTATGCAGATTGTTATGATATTTTGGTTCATAATTACTGGCATTGGGTATATAGAACAAATACAATACATATAAATCTAAGACATGATTTATTAGAGGCACTATAAAGTTGGATGCAGTAAATGAAAAGATTAGTAGCATTTGGATGTAGTTATGCTTACGGACACGGATTACAAGATTGTTGTGAAAAGGACGGACAACCTGGTCCGTTGCCTAGTAACTTTGCATGGCCTGCTGTAATAGCAAAAAAACTACATATAGAACTTAGTAATCAATCAAGACCAGGAAGTTCTAATATAGAAATTCTACATAAAATAAAAAGTTTTAGTTTTCGAAAAGATGACATATGTATAATACATTGGTCGTTTATAGAACGTTGGTGCAAAATTTTAGACCAAGTAGATAAAATAGGATATCAAACTATAGGACCATGGCAAGATAATAAAATTGCAAAAAGTTTTTTTAACAGTATTTACAATGACACTACAGGAGTATTTCTTTCAAAAGTACATGCAGACTTCGTAGGATATTATTTAAAAGACATAGGAATAAAATATATAAGTTTTGAACCGATTATATATCATACAGTGAGAAATACCCTAAAATTAAACTATACTACACCTCACGATTATAAAAATTTATGTCATTTTCATAACAAACAACTTTATCCTTTTGCTGATACAGCGTTAGACAGCGCACATCCTGGTCCTGAAACACACAAACGATTTGCAGAATACATACTAGAGGAATATCCTTGGCTAAAAGATTAACAGAAACAGACCCACAAGCAGCCGCACTAGAAGTGATTCCTTTGTTAGAGGAAATATCACCTAGTATGTGTATGGCTAAGTGGTTGTGGTCAAGTATTCATTTAACAACTGGACTTACTAACAGTTGTTTTCTACCACCTTTACATAAAATAGATGCAGCAGAAGTAGAAGTAAATCCTAAAGCATTACACAATACAGCACAAAAGAAACAAGAACGTGCTGCAATGCTATGCGGAGAAAAACCAGAAGGCTGCTCAACCTGTTGGCGTGTAGAAGCAATGCAGGGAGATCATCTTAGTGACAGATTTTATCGTTCGTCAGAGTCCTGGGCACAAGATGGTTGGGACGATGTAATTTCTAAAGGTGCAAAAGGTGATATTGAACCACGCTATCTAGAAGTAAACTTTAATCATGCTTGTAATCTAGCGTGTTCATACTGTTCTCCACATCTAAGTTCTAAGTGGGCAGAAGACATCGAAGCAAACGGTCCGTACCCTACTCTAGTACCACACAACAGTATAGATTACTTTAAGCAAACAGGACAATATCCAATCCCTGTTAGAGAACACAATCCATATGTAGAAGCATTTTGGAAATGGTGGCCTGAACTATATCCTAAACTAAAACATTTTCGTATGACAGGCGGTGAACCGTTACTTGACAAGAATACATTTCGTGTATTAGACTATGTTGTAGACAACGGACGTCCTGATCTAGATATGAGCATTACTAGTAACGCTAGTGTGCCTGAAAAAAACTGGAATCGCTTTGTAGACACTGTAAGTTTTATTACTGAATACAATAAATTAAATTCGTTTAGACTATTTGTAAGTGTAGACGGGTGGGGCAAGCAAGCAGAATATATGCGCAACGGTCTAGACTTTGAACAGTTATGGAACAACGTAAACAACTATCTAGCAAAGACGCACAACGGTCTAGTAACGTTTATTATTACGTTTAATATGTTGAGCTTGCCAAGCATTAAACGCTTGCTAGAGGGCATATATGCGCTGCAAAAGGCCCATAACGTGCGTAAAGTACGCAGAGACGAAGACACAGGTAAATTAACGCACTACGGCAATCATCGTGTGTTTGTTGATACACCTGCACTACATCATCCTGCTTGGCAGAGCCTAAAACTTGCGCCACAAGAGTATTGGCATTATGCAGAAGAAGCATTAGAGTTTATGAGAGCTCATCCTGATGGACAACGAGAAACACGATGGACAGGATTTAAACCGCACCAAATTGCTAGATTTGAACGCTCAATAGAATTTATGAAACAAGGGTTTGCTACAGAACAAGAACGTACGGAAGCACAGCAAAACTTTGTAAAATTTTTTACAGAGTATGATAAGCGTCGCGGAATAGATTTTGAAACTACGTTTCCTGAATACAAGGAATTAAAAGATAAATGGAACAAAGATTAACTAGTCCTAACGATACAGGTTTATTCAGTAATGTTGCCCTAGGAAAAGTATGGTTTCCGTCACTAACAACAAAATTACAACAAGGGTGGAATACCTCATTTTCAAATTTAAAAAAAACATATTTTAAAAAAGTTAATACACCATATGCAGTGTATTTTAGCGTTGATAAAATCCAATGGTTAGAATCTAACAATGCTATAATATCAGATAAAAATAGAGAAGTTTGTAATAAAAAAGGATTAAAATTTTATCTGTGGGAACCCTTATCAACATATGATACTAGAGTAAATAAAGATGGTATTTATACTGCCTGGAGTGAGACAGATGCAAAATATATTAGAGCTAGAGAACTAGACAGTATTCAACAGTATGTACAAAAAAATCAATTAACAACTGTTGAAGTATATACTCCTAGTTTTAATTGCAAAAAATATTTTCAAAAGAATTATCCGGAGTTTGAAATTGACTGTACACCAGTAGGATGGATATATCCTGCAACAATTAATGTTGACAAACAAGAAGGATATATGGATGCAGATAAAATAACAAAAAAATTCTGGTGTGGAAATTGGCGATATGCTAGCCATAGGCACTGTGTGGCAAGTTATCTTGTTAGTCAAACAGATAGTTATAATTTAAGTTGGTTATATGAAAGTAATATAGAAATATTAAAAACACAATCCAATTTTACTTTGCCAAAAATAGATTCATTAAGTTTAGGTGCTGCACTTTTAGATAACATTGCTCCTAAGAGTATGGATCGTGCTGTAGATAAAAAATTAAAAATTGACGAATATATAGATATACACATAGATACAAATCCAAAAAACGCATATGCAGAATGCTTTTGTGCAATAGTCAATGAAACACGATATACAGAACCAACAGGATTGTTGACAGAAAAGATAATGAATGCTATGCTTAATTATAGACCTTTTATTATGGTCGGACCTACTCATAACCTTGAGTATATGAAACGATGGGGATTTATGACATTTGATCAATGGTTTGACGAAAGTTATGATAAAGAACATGATCATTCTAAAAGAATGGAAAAAATATTTGATTTAATAGATTGGATTAATTCAAAAACTATAGAAGAGTTGAAAACAATGTATGAAGAAATGCAGTTTGTTTTATTACACAACAAAACATGGATAGAAGAATTACAAGAACGTTTATTAGAAAAACCAATTACAAAAAACAGTATATATAAAAGGATACGTCATGATAATTAAAAATGACAAACCACTAAAAATTATTGGATATGATCAAAGTATCCTAACACAAGACAGCATGTTTTATGGTAAGAACTTTGTTAATGAAGATTGTAGTATTATGAGTCCGCAAGAGTTTAAGAAACTGCAAAGCAAAAATGACTTTCAGTACTTTATAGGATTTGCATTAGACTTGCAGGAACGTGCGCAAACAGTAGATTTGTTAGACGAGTATGACTGTGATTGTGTAACGTATATTCATGATACTGCTGTTATACACGAAGGTGCTGTAATTGGTAAAGGTTCGTGTGTTGCTAACTTTAGTACAGTCATGCAAGGTGCTGTAGTGGGCAAACACTGCTTTATTGAAACATACTGTTTGATTAGTCACGATGT